GATCTACCGCCTTATGTAGTCCTGAAACGCGGCCGGTGGCACGTAAAACGGGAATTCCCGACGGATAAAAGAAACGCCAAAGGTCGGATCATTTACGAGCAATCCACCAAAGCCTGCCAGCCGGAAACGCGGGAACGGGCGGCGGAGCTAGCTCGGGAAATGGAGATCGAACATCTCCGGTTGAAGCGCTTTGGAGTCAAACCCAATATTGCCGACTCTGTGGCGGATCTGCTCACCCATTATCTATCGGTAAAAGCAAAATCCGTCGCCGAACGAACTCACGACTATTACACGCATCTTTTTGAGAAGCATATTAAGCCGTCGTCGATCGCTCAGATGGAACCGGCGAGTCTTACAACTCTCGCCGTACAGCAATTCTATGATTCCCTGATGGCTTCGGGAGCGTCGGCGTCGATGGTCAAGAAGATCAACGTCTTTCTGTCGATGGCGTTCAAACAGGCTGTACGCTGGGGCAAGATGATATCGAACCCGTGCGACGGCGTGATGCTGCCGAAGGTCAAGCGGGTCGAATCGGTAGCTATGTCGGCGTCTGAGGTTAAAAGGTTCGTTGCCGCGGCGCAGAAGGATGATCGTTACATCATCTTCGAATTCGCGCTCGAGACAGGCTTACGGCCGCAAGAAGTTCTCGGGCTCGCGTGGGACAGCGTTGATCTTAAAAAGCGAAAGGTCGTCGTCGAGCAAGCCTGGATCGAGGATTTCAAAGGTGCGGGTGGTAAGCTGGGCGAACTCAAAACGTTGGCATCGGCTCGAACGATCGGGATCAGCCAATATCTCTCGGACAGGCTTAAACGCCAGCGCGAGATCCTAAATGAAATTATAGAGGTCGCGGAAGCTGATGCGGCTACCAGGGCGGTACTGGCTCATAAACGATCTACGATGGGGCCGCGATACAAGCGACGGGTGAAGCATCGGCAAATATCCCGCGAACGTGCCGCTGAAATGAAACGATTCGATCTAGTGTTCCCCGCCGAGAACGGCCGGCCGAAAAGTACGAAAAACATTGGCAAGCGGGATTTTAAGGATATTTTGAAACTCGCCAAGATCGATGATTCAAAATACAGCTTTCAATCTCTCCGGCATACGTGCCTGTCAATGCTCGCGAATCGGTTTCGGAACCCAAAGAAGTTGCAGGCTTATGCCGGTCACTCGGAACTGTCAACGACTTACAAGTATTATGTTCACGTCGACGATGACGCTCAGTTTGAAGCGAGCGATGAAATGGATAAGATGTTGAGGCCGGCATGATCACTGATTGTTGTCCAGATTGCGGCCATAATTGGAGTTGGCATGATGAAAAGGGCTGTAACCTCTCTTACTGTCGCTGCTCGACTCCGGCTCCGACACGAAAGACCGTCTAACTCCACACACATTTGATACATTACTATAATGCCAAGTTTCCACTTCCGCACTGAGAATCCCGGTATTACTATTCGAACCTTGCCCGCCAATATCGGCCTTGAGGATCAAGATCTCTTTCTTCCCGTGTCGAGATACAAAAGAAAAGGCTTGAGCGTCGAATATCTCGGTCAGGTTCGGATATCTCCTGATTCGGTGATTTACAAATACGGACGCGTCTTACCTGAATCCGTTATTGATCCGGCCCTCGTCGGATACTACCGCTGGCGGCATCTGGTGAAAGGGTTGGTGCGGTTCAAACAGGTGTCGCTGCCAAAGGGACGTGATTACGTGCTCGTTACCGACGGCAATTCTTCCGGGCACTTCCATTGGTTTATGGAAGTGCTGCCGAAGATTTGCGTAATCGAGCAAAACGCTCATCGGCTGACTCTTTTGCTGCCTGATACGCCTTACGTCCGAACGATCGGACTTGAGAGCCTGAAATTGCTTGGAATAGAGTTCGCTGACATTGTATGGCTTCGATCCGACAAGTTTTATAAAGTTCCGTCTATGTACTACGTGCCGCGAATGACGTCGCACGAACAGATAAACGACGACCGATTGAGGGATTTGAGATCTCGGCTCCGCAGCGATCGGCCGGCGGGTAATCGACGCCTATATGTATCGAGATCGGATGCAAGGAGACGTAAGGTACTGAACGAGTCCGAGCTTGAGCCGGTGCTGCACGAATTCGGTTTCGAAATCGCGCGGCCTGATAACCTGTCGCTGGCAGAACAAATAGATCTATTTTCGGGATGTTCGGTTCTAATGGGCATACACGGCGCCGGTCTTACGAATTGCTTGTTTATGCCCGGCGGCGGCGATGTTGTCGAGTTTCAAAAGCGCGAACCTAATTTTGGATACTGGCATTTATCCGATGCCCTTGGACACCGATTTCATTGTCTTTTCGGTGAGCCTGATTCAGAACTATCGCTTATCGGGTCGGGGTGCAACCTGACGGTTGCGGTCGAGGACCTTCGGCGAGTGCTGAAAGTCCTTTAGCCCGGCGGCGGGTTGGACCGCAATTCCGTTTCGATTGCAAGCCTTATTATTCCGTCGCGTGAATACGCGGATCTCGTATCAGCCGAATATTCCCGATGAAGCCGAGGACGTTCCCCAAATCATCCTTGTTGCAGATCGCGTCCAAGACTACCCATTCTTCGGTGTCGTCGCCGGTCGTCAGCCGGAACTTTAGGCGGCAGTCCGTACCGTCGTCGACCGCCCGCTCGAATTCGTCAACAATGCGGTCACGATCGGGCGTAGCTACCGAATTCCGCCAGTTATCGCCGACCATTTGATGAAGGCCACGATTCGCCATCTTTAGAAGCGCTGGATTCGCCCAAAGAAAAGAGCCATCCTTGTTGCACTCGAAGATCGGAGTCTCGACCAGTGCCAGCGTCATTCGCCGATTAGCCGTCTCTGACATCATCATCCGGCGAAGGCCGACGACATCCTCCCCGAGCGTAATAAGCCGGTCGCGCAGGCTGACGCCGTTCTCGAATTGAAGCTCGTTCTGGATCGCAACAATTGCATACGGGGCGTTGACGGCAAGTGATACGAATTCCTTTGCCTTTGTGTACTTTCCCCGTACATATCGGCGATAGAAAGCCCACGCAACCCCGATAGCCGTAATGCCGCTAACGAGATAGCCCCAATATTCCCCGAGAATGTCGGCGAGAGTCTTTAGTTCGGGAGTTTCCATTGCCATTGTTCGGTTCATCATGCTCCTGTTTGTGGGCAAGAGTTGTGCCTATATTTGTATCGCCGCGCCGTACTTAGCAGTTTGGTCAAAGGGATACGGAAGTCCACTGCAGGAATTCCTAATTGTGCGCTAAGCCGTCCACGTCGGACCGTCGGGCGCGGCGAATCTTTTACGCTGTCGCGGTAGACTCCGACACGACCTCGACGTTGCTAAGCATCAAGGCAGCCGTATTGTCGAATGCCCGCTGCAGAACCTCGGGATCGAGTTTGAGCGGATAGACCTCGCCGGTGCGGGCAAGTCCTGCCATCGTACAGTCAACGATCATCTCGATAACATCGACCAGGTTCACATCCTCGGGAACACCATCGTCTTGCAGTAGGTGGTGGCGGTTCACGACGCGATGATTGTCCCACCAATCGGTTTTCTCAAAGCCCGTCTTGAAATCACTGTGAAAGCCTTCGATGTCGGTCAGTTTATCGAAGTCGTGGCGCTCGCCGGCTGTTTTCATCAGAGCCGCGAACATATTGCAGCCCGCTTTCACGTCCTCGATATGCTGCTTACTGCTGTCGCAGAGTTGATCAATGCTGACCTTCGACCAATCGCAGGAACGGGTGTCGGCTGTTTCGGATTTCCGTATCTGAATTTTCGTTGGTTCGTGTTGGAGTCTCATAAAATCGGATGCCCCGCGTCATAGTGATACGCGGTCTGTAAATACCTCTGTCGATCGACGCGATAGAGCAGCCAGTGTTCGAGCTCGTACCGCACGACCGGAGCCGTCCGTATCCCTTCGACCGTCACCTGGACCGTCTCGGGCTCAAGAAAGCGGCCGGCCGCGCAGATCGAAACCTGACCGTTTACCTGTCCATCCTTGTCGAATACGCTGCCGTCGTAGTTCGTGCCGGGAGCAACTGACTGTGTTATTAAAAAGCTGATATTGTCGCAAAGCGGCGACACGGGGAGTATTTGAACTTTGATATTGGAATATGCCGGATAGACCTCGTATTGACTTGAAGCGATGTCGAGAAGGTCTTGATACTGTTTATCTATTTCAGGGAGAACGTCAGCCGGGATCGGTTGCTGTGAGACTACGGCGATGCCGTTTGGAGTCGATGCGGCTTTGTGCGACGGTGTTGGAATCTGACCACCGCCACACGCTGCCTGTAACCAAATGAGTAGTGCGATGACAACGATCACACCCCACCCTATGAACGCTTCGATTTTCATAAGATGCCGGTGTTTAGCGTCCACCGGCACGACGGGCGGTGACGAATGTCACACCCCCTCCACCCGATGATTAACGCCAATCGGGAAGGCGGACTGTTAGAACTTAAACGCCAGCCCCGTCTGCACCGTCGCGTCCCACCCGCTCGTGTCTTTGTTGAAAGCCCTCGTGAGCGTCAATCCTGATCGCCAGCACGTTCGTTTGGATTTGGTGAAGCATAGGTCTATCCCCGCTCCACCGCCGTAGACGAATGACGATCCGCGGCGAACTGACACCGACCCTCCCGGGCCGAATGTAGCGCCGCCGAAGTTCCCGTTCTTGAGTCCGACAACGCCTTTCACAAATGGTTGAAACGTTCCTTTACGATCTGCCAGTACCATCGCGTAGTTGAAATATCCCTTGGCGACCTTACTGACCTTTCCCGCACTCGTGGCTATACAACCGGTTCCGCAAGGGACTGTCACGTCCTCAAGCTGCTTGTTGTGAAACGTAACGCCCGCTTCCGCTCCGATCCCAAGCGGACCGGCAAAGAATCGCGTGTATTCGAACTGTCCGCCGATTGAATCCCGAGCGGCATCCCAAGCGAATTTCTCGCCTCGAACATTCTCGATATTGACCGCCTCGCGGTTGTAAACACCTGTTACGGCGATAACGTTCTTCGGAGCGTCCTGAGCCGGTACAGCGAGAAACGCGGTGAACAGTAGGGCGATGAGAGTGATTGTTCTTTTCATTTCTTTTTCTCTTTTTTCGTGGCCGCTTTTACAAGTTCCGCGATCTCCTCGGCTTTCGAGGCGATGTCAGATCCCTGTTCAATGCGGTCGAATATCTTGCCGTGCTTTCCGCCTGTGGCGGCTCGGGCAACGGCGATGCCTAATCTGATCTTGGTGAGCCAGCCGTTCATTTCTGGCCCTGAATGCGTCCAGTAAACGCGTTGATAGCAGCGGCTGCTGCGAGAGCGTACACGCTGTACTGCGGATCGATCTGACCGAGGAAGGTGGCCCCAAAGGTCAGTACGGTTGCCACGAACGATAGAATGCCGATGATCCGGCTCCAATTAACTTGCGGTTCCATAGTTTTCCAGTCTCCTTCTCATTTTCCCCTTGATAAGATCACGGCTCCGACAACGTAAAACGCTCCGATGAGAATGACGGCAGCAACCAACATTCGTAACCAAAATCGTTCTTCCGGAGTCAGAGCCATCTCGTTATACGCCCGGCGCGTCCGGCTGTGCGGAGCCGGAAGGCAAAGCTGACAAGTGCGGGCAGAATCTCGTCAGCCTTAGCGATCGGCGGTTAGGAGGGCTACTCGAAGGTAGTGACAAGTTACTGTCTGCCCTAGATACCGGCCGCGCCGGACCTGAATTTTCAATGCACTCTTAACTGCTGACCTATCTGCAGCACGTCAGAGACGAGGCCGTTAAGCCTTTTCAGTTCATTGACGCTTGTTGCGAACTTCCGGGACAGCCCCCAAAGCGTATCGCCGCGAGCGACAATGTAGTTCGTTTCGTCTACTGGATTCGGCGTTGCGGGGATCGCGTCAATGTCCCAATCCGCCACACTGTCGTAAAGGTTTTTATCTGGAAAAACGCTGATGTGGGCGTGATGTTTGTGAGCGTTCGATCCGGTGTACTTCTTCCACTGCTGAAGGTTCGTACCTTTCACGGTGATTCGGCCTTCGTAGATGATGTACTTAACGCGCTTATCCCGGCTCGCGCATATCGCATCGACGATCGCCATCAGCGTCTTTCCGGACAAATTCAGATCTTCATCAATGTCTTGGGCGGTCACGATCCCGACCTTTCCGTCACGCACCCAAGGATTGTGGTCGGATGCCCGCGAAGCGTGGGCCGCATCGCCGATCCACCCATCGCTAGTTTTGTCGCGACTGGGAGCTAAAGCATTCACCTGCTCCATCAATTTGTCCAAAGATTTTGCTCGTCGATAGTTCATCCCGACCTCCCGCACATTCTACCATAGGTCTACGTGTAGACGTGTCTACATCTTGTGCCGCCATTTACCGCTGATACATTCTGTGCTACCGTCCGCAAATGGACGGTTTTATCTCCGTTTTGAAATATGTAGCCGCTATTGTCGGCATTCTGATCGCCGCGGCCGCCGTAGGGAAAGCCCTAAGCTGGTTTCGCGGCGAGTTTTACGACCAATGAAACATCCTTTACGTTGGAGCCTTCTGCTTGGCCTCGTGGCCTTGCTCGCTTACGAATACTTGGACGGCAGCGGAGCCTTCGGGCTGATCCTGATGCTCGTCGTCTCGGCTATTTTCTTTTCGCTTTTGAATCGTCGGGCTGATAATTAGTTCCGAGAACTTCATTTACCCGCCTCGCTTCATCTGCCGTGAAGGTTCCCGATTTACGAGCGTTTTCGACCTTCTTTCTCAAAGCACCCTCCATTTCCTTCGTATCCTTACCGTCGGCCTTGTCGTATCGAATGATCGTCACGATATCGTCCGTCCCCATCTTCTTGAAGTCGCCAGACTTCATAAAGTCCTGATAATTCTCAGGAGCGGTCAGCGGTTCATATTCGACCGGCGGGCGCGTGTTGAAAAGATCGATTGCACGAACCATTCGACGCAACACACCCCCACGAACCTCTGGCGGAACAACGCCCTGAGCCTCGTCAACGGCATAGTTTCGAGCGATCGGTACGCGCTTCAGAAGCGAGTTCTTGAATCCCCGCGCCTGATAATCGGTATTCAATATCGAACGCTTTTCGCCCGGACGATAACCCGAGCCGGTACGAGCCTTTGCGTCCGCGACCTCGCCAATGTCGTTTACAAAGGTCGGGATAAGCGTCGTTCCAACTAACGAACCCGCAAACTCTCCGAACTTCGCTCCTTTGATCTGCTTGTAAAGGCTATTCACGCCGCCGACAAGCGGCTGCTCGAACATCGCATCTTCCGCGACCTCCTTCGCTCCGTTCCAAGCAGAAGCGACGGGAGCTCCACGATCGGCCTTGGTTTGCTCGTAAGCCGTGGCTCCGGCCGCTAAGACTTTAGATAGCGGATCATCGGTCAGAACGAACCGCCCGACACCGGGGATAAGTAAAGATCGATTCTCAACGCCCATCTCGCGACGTTTGAAGAATTCGTTCGTCTCTTCGCGGTCGTCGTCCTCGGGCGACATCGAACCGGTAAGTAGGCCAGCGGCGGCAAGGAAGAATCCGAGGGCGAAAGTACCCGTTCCCAGCGATGCCCGTCCGAACGTCCGAGCAAAGTCCTGTTGCTGCTGACGGGTCCAAACCTTCTGCAATCCTTCGTCGATCAACTTGCGTTGCCGCGGCCTCGGTAGGGCAAGAAAATCATCGGTCGAATTAAGATCCAGTTCGATAGCCGCACGGTATTTGTTCCGGAACGCTTTCGACGGCTCCTGTTTGAGATTCTTGAGTTTCGCGCCGGCTGATACGAGTCCGAGAGGCGAATGCTCGACAACTCGGATAAAGATGTTCGTCGGCGTTCGGTCATACGGCACGACCGTTTCGAATACAGCCTTGACCGCCTGCCCGCCCTTACCCTGATGCGCAACACCGGCCTTTGCCGACCGAATGAGGTTCGACAAGATATTGTCGTTCGTGAAGGTTGCGAAGTCGGCGTAGTCCGATGCGATCTGCTGCATCGTGTTCGTCGGATTTAGGATTAGTTTTAGTCGCTCGTCCTTATCCGCCGTCATCGTCTTTGCTTGTTCTTCAAGCGATCGACGGAAAGCATAGGTCTTGAAAACAGCATCTTCCGCTCCGAGGGCGTCGAAGACCTTGTTGACGTAAGCATCGAGAGCCGCACCCGGTTTACCGATCTTCTCTCCGAGGATCGACCGTGAGTGCTGCTGCTTTGCGAGTTCGTCGAACGTGGCTCCGTGGACAAGTATCTGCTTCGCCATCCTCAGCCCGGATTCGCGGTTGATGTTCTTGAAGGTGTCATCTTCGCGGACAAGTGACTCAAACGCTTTGTAAACGGCCTTCGGTGACATTCCGTGAACGGTACGCTCCCCGGTCAGTCCTGACACAGCAGCGTCCGCGAGCCACGCCAGTGGCCGGCTGACTTCTTCGGAGGCGGCAAAGCCCGCGTTGCTGACGACGTTCCGCAAATGCGTCTTAACGCCCGTCAGAAGGTTGGCACGGCGAAGATTGACGACGGATTCAAGGGAAACCTCATACGGCGTTTTCGCGAGCCCTTCGTAGAAAGCATTCGCGATTTTCTGCTCCCTCGCACCGGACGCACGATTGACACGCCGTTCCTCGCGGATCGCGTCCATATCCTCTTTGGTGAGCGTCACGTCGGAGCGGGCCTGCATCCGGTCGGAAGCGATCGCCCGTTTCGTATCGAGAATAAGCTGGTGAGCCTCAGCCATCGTATCCTTCGACGGTTTCTCTCCGGTTCGCTGCCTATACTCGTTCATCGCATCTTCGGGCTTCACGTGTTTCTTCCGAGCGAGAGCGAAGATGATGGCATCGTCCGAATAGTTCCCCTCGACACCTTGACGCATTATCGCTGCAGCGGTCTTGTCGATGTTCGGCATCTGCCCTTTACGGAACTTACGGGCGGCTCGCAGATGTTCCGAGCGGGTCTTGAATGCCGATTTCTGGTCGTCGGACTGAGTTCGGTCCGAACGTAGAGCTTCAACTGCCGAAGCGTGAAGTTCGTTGATCTCGTTTTCCGATAAAGCACCATTCGTGATCTGGTTTGCGAGATTTTTGAACTGACCGACCGATATGGTCGACCAATTCTCTCCGAGTGTGAGCGTTGCCCAGTCGATCAGGTCGGGATCGAGTGAACTGTCAGCAGCCATCTGAAGTGAACCCGACGGAGCCACCATCTGCAAACTCGGCGTTCCATACTTCTCCGCGAGTTTCGTGAGAATGTCGTCTTTCCGAGCGCGAAGGTCTTTGACGACCGCCGCTTTCGGAGTTCGCGGTTTATCGTTCGTCAAACGGGCGATCTGCGCCTTTTGTGAGCGGACGACCTTCCGAGCCTCTTCGAGATTGACCTTGATCGTTTTGTTCTGATCTTCAAGCGTCTGGATCGAAGTGTTCGCCTGCTCGACTTCTTTTTCGAGTTCTTTAATGAACTGCTCGGCCTGCTTCAAAGCGGCTTCGGAGAGACCTTCGGCTTGTGCTGTTTCGGATAGATTCTGAGCTATCCGTTCGGCCTTTTCCGCTTCTGCTGGCGTGAGGTCTTTACCCTGCTTCTGCTTTTTGACCTTTGCAGCGTATGCCGCCGCCATCTGAGGATTGAATGCGGATACAACAGCCATCGCCTGCACCGTCTGAGCGGCCTGCGTGACCATCGGAACGAGCTTATCCGCGACGGCGTTCATCTCTTTGAACTGTCGCGTCTTGGCGTAGTGATTAAGTAGGTTTAGGCCGACAACGGCGGTCGATCCACCATTGAGGTTGTTGTCGTCGGCGTTCTCGTTGAACCAGCGGTCAGCCTCTTCGACACCCTTATCCATCTGAGCATCGGAGAATGCCTGCTGGCCTTTGTTGGTAACGCCGGTATAGGTGCGATCGTCGACAGGAATATCGGCCTTACCACGAAGGGATTTCGGGGTCTGACTTACTTTTTGTCGTCCGTCGGAGTTGGCGTCATCGGCGGTTCGTCCACCATCCCGCTCGGCGGTGGTGTCAGTTCGATCCCGCGCTCCTTCGCCCGACGCTGTATCACGTCCATCAGCGCGTTCGTTTTCGTCTGCGTCTGTTCGCTCTGCTCGATCTCTTCCGGTGTCGCTGGTCTGAGTGTTGGCATATTGAATTACCCTCGCAAATTTGACCGGATCCAGTTCGGTCGTCACGTCCAAGATACCATCTGCGAAGATCTCAAGGAACTTATCTTTGTCAGGATGAACGATCTCGCCCGTCTCAAGCTGCGCGGCAAGTTCGAGAGCCTTAGTCTCTTGCGAGACTTTCCCGTAGTCGAGATGGAATAGCCGCTTCTCTCCGGTCGGGAGAATACGCTGCAAGCCTTTGTCGTTCCAGATGTCGAGAGCCTTTAGCTTCTCGATCGCCTTTCGCGGAAACTTCTTACCGCCCAGGGCATCCAAAACGAGTTTATGATGCGTCTCGTGCGGGATCGCAAAGTCGAACACGTAGGCGACACCGTGAGCCTCTTTTGCGAGTTCGGTGAAGTCGTCGGCTAGTTTCCGAAGGGAAGCAACCTGTTCGGTCGTATAGCCCGAGTTGTTCTCGTAATGAAGCGCCCATTTCTTCGCTTCCTCGGCTAGACCTTTCAGTGTCCGGTCGGTGTGCGTTGTACCGAAGAACGGCGACGTGTCCGCGTTTCTAAGCGAACTTTCGAGCCGTCGGGCAAGTTCCGCGGCCTCTTCGTTGAGTTCGAGGACGGTCGCGCCCGCGACTACCTTGACCTCAGACTTCGCACCTTCGAGGATGGTCTGAGTGTGAGCGTATTGAACGTCCTTGAAGCGTTGGATGTTCGTCTCGCTGGCTTCCATTTGAAGGGATTCATTGTTATTGACAAAATCATCCTCGGAGAGTAAGTTGTCGGTAGAGTCGTTGATTGACTGAACCACCGAGGCGAAATTAGAGCCGTAGGTCGTAGCCAATCGACGGCTTTGTTTTTTGTCCAGATAGCGGAATAGTCCCTTATTACCCCACGAACCAAACGAATGTAAAAGATTGCGCGAATGGATGCTTGCGATCCGATTCACTTCCCATCGTCCCATCTTCTGGTTCGGGTGTATCGCAACCGTCAGAAATTCCCCTTGAGCCGTTTTCGTCGGCAAAACCAATAAGACGCTTCCCGCCGGAGCATCCGCATTGTCCGAATTCAATACCGCGATCGGTCGAGCCATATCCGGCCGCATCTGTATCAGATTGTCCGGCGTGATCCCTTTGTCCGAATGCTTGCCGTGAAAGGTCTTTTCGAGAACCTTTGGAGTGACCACTATCGGCAGCGATGGTAAGCCAATTTTGGCAAGTATTGGGCTCGTCTGAGCCACAAAGACAGGATCGGTCAGCGTCCCTTCTGCGGCGTCTCGAATCGCAGCCTCGTAATCACCGTCAGCGGCCATCTGAAGCGAGACGTTGCCGGACTCGGGCTTACGAACCTCAAAACCCGCTTTCTTCAGAACGTAATCGACGTTCATCAGTCCGTTTTGCGTGTTCTGCCGCTGCCAAGCACTATTAGACGGACTCCATCGCCATCCGCTCTTTTTCAAGATCGTGATAACTTCCGGTGATGGCCTCTCGTCGAAAAGTATCTGCACCCGCTCGGCATCACGGTTATTAACAACGGTTCCGCCGTCGAATTCGGCAATAACGCCCGAGCCGGTCGGTTTTACTTTAGCCGCAGCCTTTTCTGCACGTTCTCCGAATCCCCAAACCTTATGGCGTTGCGTAAACGGCGGTTTCGCCATCGACCGCATATAGTCAAGGGCTCGGTTTACAAGTTCAACTTCTCCGTTATCGGCCAACCGCTCGATTACGCCAGCGATGTTCGCGGTAAAGCCGCGATCGATCTTCGCCTTCAGGTCGCCCCAGCGTTCGTCAGTCTTTACTTCATCGGTGCGAGCGTCAAGCAATTTCTTTTCGATGGATGCGACCGCTCTCTTTCGCCAGTCGAGAGCTTCGTCGGACACTGCCCTTTCACGATCTAATGCCCTTCGATTCTTTTCGACCGGGAACCTCGCGGGACCAGTAACCATCGAGCTAGCGGTTTTACCTGTCGCGGACAGTACGGCTCGCTCCTTCTGGATATAGCCGTCACGAAAACGCTGTATCTCAGCATCTAGGATCGCCTGCTGCTCCGGCGTCTTTGCGAGCGGGGCAAGTTTCTTGTAAGTCTCGCCGATGACCTCGACGTAATCTCTCTGGACGCCGCGAGCCCTTCGGTCGGGGTCCATCGAATTCCACTGAAACGCCCTACCAGTCGCTTCGAGCGGAAAGTCCGCTTCAGGGTCGATCTCAAACGGCAAGTTGTACGCAACAATGTTCTCCTGAATAGCGATGCGCCGTTTCAGGTCATGCACCGTTGGGTTATGGGTTTCCGTTTCCAACTGCTTTTGCAGGTCGGTTAATTTCGATTGAGCACTGGATGGCTCCGAAGCCTTTTCCGCTTTCGGCTTTTCCACCTTCTCCGCGAGCTTTTGACGGGCTGAGGTTTTGGTGGGGGTGGGGTCGGGCTTGACCGTTTCGGAAAGCACAGTATTAGCCGGACGTAATACGCTTTCACGATCCCGAATCTTTTTGGTTTGCTCGTAGCTAGATTCGCCGTCGATCACATCTCGCCACGTCTGCCACTGAGTCTTTACCGCACTCGCAATCTCTTGAAGTGAAGCGTTTTCCGGCAGTTTCAGTTTGCGGACTTCGGGATTATACCCGATCGCCGCATTCATCCCGTTCTGCACGTCCTTCAGTTGTTCCGCGATCTCGTCATCAAACTTGGTTTGGTACCGGATAAAAGCATTCTCGCGACTCTCGATCAGGCGTTTGATCGCGGCGAGCCCGCCACGGTAATTCTGAGATCCGAGAGTGTGGAGCTCCGCCTGATGCTTACGAATCTTCGGTAGTTCTTCTTTCAGAAACTTGCGGATCTGCGTAATGTCAGGCTTCAGCCTGTCTACAACTTCTTGATACGCAGCGGCGACTCGCTCGGTCGCCCCTTCACGTCGTTTCGCAATCTCCGTGTCAGCGGTCGCTTTTGCTTCCCGCCCTACGGAGGTTAATGGCTCACCGACACCTTTATACGAGACGGTTTGGCCAAGTTCCGAGTTTAGTTTTGCAATGACCGAATCAAGGTCTTTCCGAGCCTTTTCGTCCTCTTTTTCTGAAAGTTGTTCTCGTTGCTCGGTCAGGAATGCGATTGCCCGCTCCGGTGTGCCGTACAACCGAAGGGCAAGATTCATCTGGTCATCCTGTGCCGCCGTGCTCGGTCCGAACGTCGGACGGAAACTCGGAATGGATGCTTTCGATGCTTTATCAAATCCCTCAATCGGCTTGCCCGTGATCTTCTGATGAAGACGATTCGCCGCTTCAACACTATGAACCTTGAACGAACCGTCACCGGGAACCTTGATAGACTCGTCCATCTCGATTCCGGTCCGCCCGAAAACAGACTCCGGCATTCCGTCGGGCTTCCACTGCAACAGCATTTGCTCGAACCCCGCATCATCGTGACCGATGCCTTTCTTCAAGGCGTCGTGGGCAAGGTCTTGAAGTTCCTTCGCGAGATATTCCGTCTGCGTTTTCGTAAGTCCGGTGCGCGGATTGATCTTCTCGTCCTTAACACTCTCCCGAGCCTCTTTAGCCGTCGGGTCTGCGTCGGGATCGACCTGTTCGGATTTCGGCAGAACGGGAACGTCCGCGACGGTTTGAGCCTGCTTTTTACCTTTCGGCTCCGCCTTCTCCGCAAGCCTCTGCTTGGCGGATTTCTTTGGCGCAAGGTCGGGATAGTCCGCAAGCACTTCGGCGGGTACGGGCAGCCCCTGCTTGATGGCGTGTTCGATTACCTGACGATGGCGAGCCGATGACTGCAAGCCTGTTTTCGGGCCGTCCTTCCACGGGAGTCCCGTTTCGGCGTCGAAGTCGGGTAATCCCATCTTGAGAAATTCGATACGCTTCCGCCGCGCATCAAACGCATTTTCTGCACCCTTTTGAGACTTGCCGATATTGGCGGCAGCGGTTACAGAGTGCGATCCCGATGAACTCGGTTTGCCTTTCTCAAATTCGGCATCCCATTCCTTCGCGGTCATCTGCCACGGCTCTTTCGCCGTCGTCGCCCGCTTCACCGGATTCGCCTTCTTGCTCGCGTCCTTTCGCGTTCCGAGTCCCTTTTCAGCTTCGGCAACCGTCTGACCGAATTCGCCCGAGAGGGTTACGGGTATGCGGTCGCCCTTCTTGAACGTCTCGCCCGTTCGCTGATTCGTATAGTCCTTTTCAACCGTCAGTTCGACCGTGCCAAAGGCTTTCTCGATCTCGTCGCGGATCTGTGCGGCCCTTCCTTTCGGGAGAGCGACGTATAGTTCGTCACCACCCGGAGTGAATGCGTTTCGAGTCTCGATACCGTTCTTTTCGAGAACCTGCTGCGTGACCTCGCCAAGACGCTTCAGAACCTTGTCGTCAACCGTATCGTGCGAAGTCGTATCGTTCGCCTCTTTCATCCGGTTCACGTCGAAAGAAACGATCTCCTGATTTGTGTCGGCTTCGATCCGGTCCTTAGCCTTCGCCCAGGCGTTTTTCGAGCCCAATCCCGTCAGCGGGTTCGTGTCGGCTTTCCGGCGTTCTTCCTGAACCTCAGTCTCAAGCTCACCGATACGATTCTTCGCTCCCGTCAAAGTCTCAGGACGCAACGGAGCCTCGTCGACCATTCCCTTCGGTCGCTTTTCGTGGTAGCGGACGGATTCGGGTTTTGTGGCTATCTCCTTATTGAGATTGCCAAGATGCTCCTGAATCGGTACGGCCTCGTACTTGTCAGTATTCAGAGCCTCGACCTTCTTAGGGTCGAACGTTTCCATCACAGTCTCGCCCGTTTCTTTGTTCTTGATAACCCAAGACGCAGTTTCTTCGTCACGGTCGACTGCGGGGATAGGTCTGTTTTGCGTCAAGTCCCCGCCAGGGCGTTTCATCGGCGGTTTAGCTTCTCCCGGAACCGCATCTGCGCTTTCAACAGGTTTATCCTTCGCCAATGCAGGCGGCTCCACAGATGCGGACTGTGCCGGAACTTCCGTTTGTTTCTCATTGATTGGTGTTAACCGGTCTTTGTTCCTGACCGAGATACTGCCCTTTTCGTCCTTTACTTTTAACTTCTCGCCTTGATCTTCGACGACGGTGAATTGATTGCCTTTTTTGTCCTGAACTTTGATCGGTTCAAGGCTGATTTTCCGTTTCTGAGCTTCGGCGAATACAGCCGCATCGACCGCATTCCGCTGCTCGGGCGTGATGGTTCCTTTCTTGAGAGCTTCGTCGAGAACCGGCGTAGCGTTCATCAATTCGGCGTCCGACAAGCGATTAACGTAGTTAGTAATCGAACCGCCGCCCGCGCCGAAGATGCCGACCAGCCCGGCGGACTCGTAGCCCTGTTGTTCACGCTCGGACGCCTGAAATACGTCCTTCCAAGTCAATTTGTCTTTATAGGTGACCTTTGCAAACGCCTTGTTGCCGATGTCCTCGATCTGCTCCTGATACTTCTCTCCGAAGTAGCCGACCGGAGCTTTCGCGATAAACTCGCCGACTGCGGCGATCGTTGCCTGCTTCGCCTCGTCCTTGGACATCTTCGAGGCCAAACCTTCAAACAGGTCTTTGCTCAGATTCTCGAGAAAGCCGACCTTAGCGGCAGGGCTTAGACCTTTCAAAAACTGGAATTCGAGCCAAGCGTCGGGAACGGCCATAATTGCCCCGACCAGAGCAGAACCGATGCGGGCGTTTCGTCCGGCGCCATCTTTTGCCGCCTCAAGGTACTGCGACTCTGCGGCCTGTGCCGCCGGCAGAAGAATCGACGCTCCGCCTGTAAACGGAACGAGGATTGTCTGCTGCATCAACTGAGCCAAGCCCCTTGAGACATCGCCGACGATCATCTCGTCTTTCAGGTCCTTGTTGGCTGACGCGTCAATTTTAGCCTTCCATCCTTCGCCGAATTGCAGGAACGGATTGTCTTTCGGATCGATCCCGACGGCACTCATCGCATCCGCACCCATACCGACAAGATTTGCGGCCTGTCCGGGCAGTTTGGCGAACTCGCGGGCGATGTTCAGTACGAACTCGGCCGGTCGCGCCATTGGACGAGCGTTGTTACCGATAAGCGGGTTTTCCCCGTAGGTGTCAGCGATCCGCTTCTGTTCTTTCTCGCGGCCAACGAACGAGCCTAACCGCTTCTCGGCAATCTCACGACGAACAGCGTCGATGCGAGCCTGGTTATCTTTTGCCCAGCGCTCTTGGACGATCTTCTCGGGCGATTCACCCGCCGATAGTCTCGCTTGCTCCGATTGGAGAATCCGGTTGTATTCATTCGGGTCGTTCTGCAGCGTGTCGCGGAACCGCTTAAACGCATCCCGTTCCTCTTGGATGATCTCGTCGATCGAACGGCCTTTGATGTCCTTAACACCGACATCCTTCGCCGCAAGTAGTTGAGCGACCGAATCGATCTCGCCGTCAGCGATGTACTGACGCACCTGATTCTCGGCTGTGGCCTCCTGAGTAGACTGACGGCGTTTCGCCTTGTCAGCCTGCTCCTGCATCGCCTTGATCTGGCGAACGGCATTGTCGTCTACGTCGATGATGGTTTCGAGACGGTCTTTTCGCCGCCGTTCCGCAACGTCGTCGGTCAGTCCCTGAACGCCTTTCTGGTCGAAGAACGTCCGAACCGTGTCGTAATCGACTCCAAGCTGAGCGGATATCTGACTCGCGGCTTCGTCGAGAGCGAACGTCTTGGCAGATTTACCAGTACCGGAAGCCCAATTAACGCGAGCGGTCGGCGTCTGTGTCGCCGGCGCTTGAGCGGTCGGGGATGCCTGTGTTGCCTTCGGCGGCTGTTGCGCCATCTGAGGCTGTTCGTATTGCACCTGTCCAGCCTGAGCCTCCGCCTGCTTGTTCACAAGGAACGATTCACGGCTGCCCGGAGCGTCCGTAAACTGATTATCGGCGAGCCATTTCTGATACTCGCCTTCATCTAAGGCCATCCGCTGTTTTGCGGATACGGGCGGAACGGCGGTCGGAGCCATCGGCGGCATACCATCCGGAGCCTGAGCGATGCCCGGAGTCGCGATCTGCTGCAACCGCCCACGTACAGCCTGCTTCAACTGATCACTCACCGGCGTCGGAACAGGCGAGGCGATCGTGATCCCGTCCGAGAACGGTTTCGAGCCGATAGGTGCTATTGGAGCCTTCATTGTCGGCGGCGGGGTCGCCATCGACGGCACGGTTGACGGAATAGGCGGCTGTTGGATCGTCGCGGGCTGCGGCTGGGTTAGGATGCTGTCAACATCATCCCAAATGCTTTTCTCGTCGATCTGCGGAGTCTCGACAGGCTTTGTCGGCGATATGCGGCCACCGCGATCCTCAACATGCAGATGCGGACCGCCCCAAACCTTCTGACCTTGCGGGCGTGTCCTTTCATCGCGCACACGAAAACCTTCGCCTTCCATTTGACGCTTGAACGCATCGATCTGATCGGGCGTCTTATCGCGAGTGCGAACATCGATCGCTCGACCGGAGTAGTGAAGCGAACCGGTATTATGCTTCCCTCCCGTCGTCGATGTGATGGTAAACCCCGAACCTTTCGCGAGATCCTTCATCGACTTCCCCGACGGCTTTACCGCCATTGTCGGGGTCGTAGGTTCTGCTTTCGGCAGGCTGTCAGCCCATTTCAGAAGATCGTCGTTTTCGTCACCCTTTGCCATTTATTCAGGAGCCTGGTCGTACTGTTCTTTCAGAGCCGCGAGTTCTTTTTTGTGCTGTTGAGCGACATCCATTTGTCCGCGTTTCATCGCATCGCGCACCTGTAATGCTTTTTCTTGAGCCGCGATCGAAAGTTGCTGCCGGGCCGACATTCCCTGCTGCGACATACTCGCCCGAGCGTTCCTGCCGAGTTCGTTTCTTGCGGCCTGCCCCTCGGTTGACTTGTTGTGGCGTTCGAGCTCGGTCTGACGACGCACGGCAAGTTGGTAGAGGTCGGATCGATTTGATTTCAAAGCGTCCAATTTCTCGCGCTCGAGACGGTAGTATTCAACGCGGTCAGCCTCTTTCCATCCTTGAGTGCGAGCCTTGATCTCGTAATCTCTTTGGTCATCCGCGGCCTTATTGTCGATCTTCTGCTGTTCAAGGTCCGGACGAACCGCCATCCATTCGTTGTTAAGACGGCGCTGTTCGGCCTCGGCGTCGCCCTTCTCGACCGCCTGCTGACGATTGATCGAACCGTAAGCCTCCCCCAAGTCTCGCTTGTCCTGTCGCTTCTCCATGTAGTTCCGGTCCATCGCGGCATTGACACCGCCCGTACCGTCGAACATGCCCATAATGAAGCTGCCGACCTTATCGCCAAGACTCCATTTCTTATCCCTGTCGGCGCCGCGGTGAATGATGTTGCCGTCGGGGTCCTTCTGGATCGAATAATCCTTGTTCTCGATGTACCTCGCTCGCTGTCGCGGGTTGGAGAGATCAAGGGCGGGCTGCTCCGGTGTAGCCATCACCCCCGGCTTTGTCGCCATCAAGCTATCCGCCATTCGAATATCGTCGCCCTGTATCGACGCGGCGGGCACGACGTCGGCCACTGGCTTCTCCGGCACGACACGCGGACGTGTAGCCATCGGACTCGGAGCATTGATAGGCTGATCCCCGCCAAGCGTGACCGTCTGCTCCTGCTGCGGCTGTACCGTTGTGCCAAGCGGTATCTGCTCGGCCTGCACGCTCTCTGCCGGCCGCCGCTTCGCCAAGATCTGTTTTAGTATGTCGATTGCCGCCATATCGTTATTACGTAATTCCGAATCGGGTCATCAGTGCCGAGGTCAGGTCTGTCGAGTTGTCATCTAAGATCGCGAGATACTTCAACCGGTAATCGCACCCGGAGCCTGCTGACTGTCCGACCTCAAATGGATTCACCGTGTCCTTTGAGAACGTATTCGTGGTCGTCGTGAAGAAAACCACCCCGTTCACTGACATCTCGTAGAAGTTATCCCTGGACACGACGCGGTACACTACCCAGCCCGTGTCGAAGTTCGGAGCCGGGTCTTTGTTGTCTTTGCGAGTTTCGGAACCGAAGGGCTCGTAGACGTTATTACTGAACGTCTCGGTGTATGCGGCGGCCTGATCACCCTCACCAAGAAGTCGCCATAATTTACTGCTGACGACATTGCACTTGACGACCGCAAACATCTGCGCCCGATCAGCGATGTCCGCCGTGTAGTTCGGAACGACGTAGTTCTTGTTCTGGCCGGTGCCTGCGGAGACGCAATTGTAGTAGTCGCCGTCGTCGGTCTTGTACTGGAATTGTAGGGATCCGGTGGCCTGCACCGCATGGTAAGCATTCCCCGACTGGTCGGTAAGCTGCCCCATCGAGTCATTGTTCGCGTAAGCCTCAAGCTCAGCGTCATACTCAACGACGATGTGATTAACTGGGGCGTCTGTCGTGCCGGATTCGAGGTTAGACGGCACTGAAAAGTTCTCGGACGCATCGTTAGCCCGCACTTCAAAATCGTATGACGTCGATCCAGTAAGTCCCGTGTACTGATAGGTGAGGATGTTTCCGCGATCGACCCAGGCTCCGCCGTCAATACGCGTCTGGTAATTCGTTACCCCGACGTTGTCAGTTGCAGCCGACCAGACCATTGTGATCTCCGTGTCACTGTCGATCGTCACAGGATCAAGGACAGGGGCAGTGGGTGCCTCGCGGTCGTAGAAGAGTTCTCCGCTTAAAATGAACACGTCGGGCAAGGGTGAGACGATCTCCACCTTTCCGTATCGCTTATCGATCGCATAGAACCCTGATGGGCTTTCGATCGTCGTCGACGCCTCGACAAATTCGACGGTTCCGGTTCCGTATCGAATGACCTGGCAATGGAAGCCAATCACTAAGAGAGGCGGCACTGTGATCTCAACTGCCGATGCTGAGTTCACGATGATCTGTCCGCCATTGTCGGTCGGCGCGAGAGCAGTGTCACCAGTGACTGTCCGCCGTGACTTTTCTCTGCCGTTTGAGGCCCGATATGCTGTTGGGAATGCCATGTTTATTTAACTAAAAAGTTGTCGAACGAGTAGACCAACTTATTACCGCCGTAGCGTCCAAGTCCGGCACGGGTCGCTCCTGCTGTGTTTGTGCCGGTAAAAGATCCCGCAAGCGTGAATGTGCCTTCCGTGGCATCTCCGACGTAGAAGTTGAATGACGTGCCGCTTGCGGTCGCTCTCAGCGTCGTCCATCCCGCCGAAACGGTGTAATCAACTGAAGTCGTCACACCCGCCTCGCGCTTTTCGACGTGAACGTTTGTATCGGTCCCTTGGACAAAGTAGTAATCGTTGGCGTCCTTGTATCGGATATATAGTCCAGTCTCGCCGTATGCCTCCGGTATGCGGTCAACGCGGACATCCTGAGTCAGCGTTCCGGTCGCAACCGTCCCGCCGGTGAAGCTGTTGTAGATAAACGCGACACCGTTGACGATCGCTCCCGTAATAGTCGGGAACGAACTGCCGTCCAAAGCAGTCCAGGTTTGCACTCCCGCGCTTCCGGCTTCGGTGTTTCCCCACGTCGGTTCGCGGGTTGTCAGATAGTTGACATTCGCCCGAGAGAACGAGTCCCAAACAATAGCTCCGACCGGTGTGGCTGGTGGCGTCGGAACATAGTCGCCGTAGATAATATCCTCGGGGTCGAATGTCGGCAGGTCGTTGTCAATGAACGGAGCCGTAACTTCTCCCGCACTAAGCACGCTGTCTTGTGCCTGTGGAACGCCGTGGTGGAGCATTCCCTCGAATCCACTGCTTGCGTCCAGGTAGATCGTCTGCTCGCCTGCCTGATAGTTGTGCAGCAGGTTCGGTAGATCAAACTGCGGCGGCGTGCTGAAGGCGTCGTATGACAACGGACGGAAATACCTCTCGGGAGCGAAATCGGTTACATAGCGGCAGCGGCCATATCCTTCGTACCCGCGAACCTGTGCGATGTTTCCCCAAAAATTGTTATGGTCTGAGCCGCCGAAGTAGAGAACTTCGTTGTTGCCGCCAGGATTCTTGCGAGAGGTTGGAGCCCAGGCGTCTTTATAGACAAGAAAGCCGTCGATCCATCCGAGAATGTGAGCACCATCCCAACCGATTGCTATGTGTGTCCAATACCCAGCCGGTTGCGGGAGATCAAAAGCGAACGACTTGAGCGTCGTGCCGTCGTGCATGTTGCCGGTGACGTGATAGATCGAACCCGACATCGTGACGCCGAAAAGAATGCAATGAGCCCCACCTTCCGTATCCGCTATCGCGTAGCCGCCCCACGTTCCGTTCTGCTGGCTAGGGCGTACCCACAATTCCCAAAAACAATGTGAGTAATCAACCAGTGAGCGGAAGAAAACGCCCGCGTTGATGTTCTGATGAACGGTGGCATCGAAGAACAGTGAACCTTTACCGATAACGGTTCCGCCGACGGCAACATCCCCGCTTCCAAGCAATGACTGCCCATCAACGGTCTTTAGGCTTGTGCCGGAAATTAAAGTGTCTTGTTTGCCTGAGAGTGCGGACACAAGCCCCGATACGTCCGCGACCGCAATACTCAAAGCTGATTTGAGGGCCGAGTAAGACTTGTATATCCACCCCGCACCGTCCGATGCGATAACGCCTGACTGTGCGGAGTCTATCGCCGCGATCGCGGTCAGGTCGGTATCTTCCGGCTGAAGGTTCGACAGCATCGATTCGACGATATCGACCACCTGATCCGTGTTCGGATAGGCATAAGGCAGAATGCTTCGAACCGCCGCGTTATAGGAATAGATAGCCTGCCATTCGACGCTTGCTCCAAAGTTGTGAGGGATTCGGAAGGCGCCAAAGAACGTATCCCGCCGAACGCCATTCGCGTCGAATAGCACGCCCGTATAGGTCGCGTTGCGATCGCTTGAATCGGTCGTTGAGTCTATCGTGAACTCGGGGACGGTTATCGTCGTTCCCGAGACAGAACACGCGACCTCTTTGTACCAGTTCCCCGCGCCGCGAGGATCGCCGCGCTGGATGATAACGTCGTCAGAGGATTTGAACGTCACATCGGCATAGATACGGAGCGTGACGCTTGCACCGCCCTTCTGCCAGTTCGGGATCGGGAATGTTGGGATTGTTAACTGCATTTACTTTCCGGTAAAGCTGTACGTGATGTCCTGGGCTCCTGCCGTGTTGATGTAGAGACAAGCGAGGTCCGTCCCTTCCGGAACTCGGAAGACCGTGCTTGGTGCGGTTGAAGCCGTCGATCCGATCGGAACGCCGTTTGCGGCAGTTCCTGGGTTTGCGTTCCCGACTTCTGTGATGTGGATATACGCGGCCGTCGCTCCGAGGCTGACGATAGTTCCGTCCTTAACGACCTGCGAGCCTGTATAGCCCGCCGCTCGCGCAAGCGTAAGAAAGTTTGCCCAACCATTGATCGAACTTTTAGAAGTGACGCTCTTAGCCATAGCTTTGAAGCGGGGCGTTTAAGGTGAACGCCCCGAAACCCCAAAAGCTACGACTAGATCGCCGGCGGTGCCGCCAACTGCGAGAAGTTCGTGCCGTCAAAGACGAGAGCGAGCGTATCGTTGGCTGTCATCGACAGGTTTCCGGTCAGTGACAGGTTGTTGCCATCATTGATAGTGACCGATCCCGAAGTGATCAGGATCAGCACCTTACCGACGGGGAAGTTCGTTGCCAGGATCGAGGTGATCGTGGTTGTTCCTGTGACGACGTGCACATCGCAGGTCGGCTCCGGAAGTGCAGCGGCCGACGCGAGATCCTGACCGATGAACTTCAGCCCGGCCGTGACAAGGGCGGTGATGTCCTTCGGGCCGCGACCGGGAGTCCTGCCACAAGTGATCTTGCCGAGGCCGACAGATTTTGCGTTCGCGGGAAGCGTGAGGTAGAAATACCGACCGTCGGGAAGCGTGACCTTGTGAGTCACGGCCATAAGGTCGTATCCCTTGAGCGTGAGTGAGAAGATGCCAGTCGACGAGTTCGATGTCGCTTCGGCGGTATCGGCAGTGTTTTGGGTTGCAGACTGAAGAAGCGATACGTCGGAGCGTTGAGCCTTGACGATAGCGGAAGTGACGACGGCACCCGCGCCATCGACGAGGGTTCCGGTAACGGTAACGTTTACATTTGCGGCCATTGTTTTATTGGGAGTCTCTAGGGCGCTCCTCCTTCCCCCCTATGACGGTTTAACCGCCGCCGAAAAGCATTCCGCCTACATTGCTCGCCATGCCGATCCCTTCTCCGAGGTAGTCCCACCAGTTTTTTGACTTCCGCTGGTTCCACTGAGCGAACATCCCGGCTGAGTTGTTCGCTCGAGCGATGTTTCGATTTGTCGAGAGTTGAGCGAGCGGCATTACCGAGCCTGTCGCTTCGGCGTGAGCCATCGCGTCGGCGTTTTCGAGGCCCGCTCCGAATTCCTGGGCGGCCTCGTTCTGATGAAGTTGTTTCAGGTTGTCGACGTATCCGGCATTTGCGGCATTGCCGAGTTGGAGGGCTCCGGTTCCCATCCGTTCGCGTTTCCCGCGGTCCAGAGCGGCTTGCCCGATCTGGATGTAATTGGCAAGACCGGCGCGGGGATCGCTGATGTCGGTGCGTCCTTCTTTTTCCCAATTCAGACGGCTAAGCGACTTCGCCTCAAGCTCCTTTTCAAGCGGAGTCTTTTCGACGATCGCGGCATTTTGCGTTTTCGCCTGAGCGTTCCAATAATTCTGTTGTTCGCGATTTCGTCCGCCGCCGCCCATAAGCCTTTACCTCAAACAAAAAAGCCCGCCGATCAGAAAGGGATTTAGCCTTTCCATCAGCGGGCGGTATCTTGAATACGAACCCTAATCCAGTGCTGCTATCAGCTTGTCAATCTTCCTGAGCCTTTCTTCGATCGGCTTCAAACCACCCAGCAAACCGTGAATCCTGCGTTTCACATCGCTAACTTCCGTTTTAAGTTGGTCGCGAAATTGTTCGAGTTGCAAAGCCTCGTGTTCCGGTGAGTTCTTCTTTACAACTTTAGCTTCGCTCACAAATCCAGTCTGTAAACATCCCCAGCGACGTATCGCATCCCAATATGCTCGAATATCTTCCGGTGCGTATCGCAGCCGGCTAGAGTTATGACGCTCGATCCGGCCGGAATGTTCTTTAGCAGGTAGTTTTTCAACGTCCTGATATGAGCCGCGGCCTTCGGCGTGTTTCGGAGTTCTTCTTTGATCCACCACATATCGGCTCTGATCAATACTTCCGCCGTAACAAAGGCTTCGATGTCGTCACCATTTTTGATAGCGATGATGTTCGCCTGATCCTCGTGCGGCAGTTCCGCGTCGAACTCTTGATCGTAGATGTCAAACAGTACGCCCCGGGCGTTTTCGTCAAGTAAGTCTACCATATCTTGTATACGTGTAAATACGTCTACGTATCTACGAGTAGATTCCCTCGTCGTCCGATTTCCGGTTATGGCTGACCAGACCGGACGCGATGAAGAGATGCGGATCCGGAAGCTGGATGTCGACCACTTGCACTTGGCCGAGAATCTTGTCCTTTCGGATGATCTTCGTCGGCCGAAAATCCGCGCCGAGCAGCGTATCCCCGACCTGGAGCAATCTTGCTGATCGTCCACCCTTGTCCTTCACATCGCGTATCCACTTATGAGTGTCCGAACATCTGACGACCGAGCCGTTATCGCATTCTATTTCCCAAACGAATTGCACGGTACCGATGCGAGGCGGCTTTACCAGCTTCGAGGCCATCCCGCACATCACCCAATCGTCTTTTTTGAGATCGCCGATACATCTGAATCCTTCGGGCGTCAGTACCGGAGTATCGAGCGTAAGGCACGGCGGGCCTCCTCCTCCCGGCGGCGGCGGATCGCTTGGTGTACCCCCGCCTCCCGGCGGCGGTGGAGCGCTGGTTGCGGAGATCGACGGTCCCGATGCCGCTTGCAAGTCCAAAGGCGAACGGGACCATGGGCCGTTCCCTTCCGCGACCGAGATACGCCGAATGACGACCTCTCGGGCAGAACCGGATGCGACAAACTGCGAGAGCCCGAATCTGAAATACTGCTGATGGTTCCCTGTGTTCGAGCGGTTATAGGTCAGTGGAACCTGGATCGTCATCGTATGGATGGCAAAGGCACCCGCCGCTCCCGGAGCGAATGTACTTGTGATCGCATACGCCCGCGGCTCCGAACCCGATACGCTCGGATAGCCGGCCTCGGGAACGACCGTATCCCCGCTTTCGAGGATGTCGAAAAATTGAAGGTCGATCGAATTGCGGATCTCGCCGACGCGGTAGTAGTTCGAGCCGTCCTTTCGATAGATAACGTACCGGATGAAGCCCGGAGCTCCGCTAAAGAATAGGCGGACGTGATCGGCCGACGTAAGTACCGCCGGAGCGTTCGAGACGGAAACGGCAGTTGAGAGTATCTGGCTGCCCGTATCGGTTTCCGCGAGGATCTTATATTCGAGCGTTCGCGAGCCTGTTGCACCGAAAACGCCTATCGTCGGCGTGAAGGCCGAGCCTTCGATCCATTTTTCCTGACCGCTCGTGTCATCCCAAAATCCGCAGTAGAACTGAGCTTCGTTGATGTCCGTGTCGGCCGCCGCTAATGACGCCTCGAAGTAGATGCGGAATAGTTGCCCAGGCGATACGAAATCGGTCGGTAGCGGACAGGAAATGTCGTACTGCGTCGTTTCGCTGCCGAGTTTGAAAGCGCCATTCACCCTGTCCCAAACCGGAGCGTCTGCGTTCAGTCCCGCAAAGCCTGAATGTCCCGATGCAAGTAAAGGGTCGGCATTCGTTGAAAGATCGGTCGTCGCTTCAGTCTCGTACAGCCAGTTATATGCCTCGTAGTTCGTATCTCCCGCTGTCGCCGGTGTCGTTCCGGGCGTCCCGTAGGCGAGCGTCGACCACTCGGGATGCGAATTCGGGAGCATATTCGGCGAGGATGAGAATGTAACGGGGTCGATGATCGGAGCTTCGAGAATCTGAAGGCGCCGGTCGAGCGTTCCGTAGACAGATTCGATCTGTTCGCGGATCCGCTGATCAAGCAGATTGTCGCTCATCGTCTCGGATAGATAGTTCGGAAGCGCCATTTTAGAACGTTATATTGCTGCTTTCGCCCTCAACCGTAACCTGCTCAAAGTTCGCGGTGTTATGCGTCAGAGTGAGATTCCACGACCGGGCATTGCTGACGTTCGGACGCACCACGGCAACATTCTGAAGGTTGTTGTCCACGTCGATCGAGGTTGACGAGTATCCGGTGAACTGCCCGCCGTTGCAGGAAATGGAAAGGCTGAGGTTCGTTGATCCGCCGCTCGCCCCTGCGTCAAGATCGACGTACACCCGCGAAAGAATGTCGAATGACTGCTCACTTCGAACCCACGGCGTTACAAAGGTCGGGTATGCGGTAACGCTCAATCCGGCTTCATTGAAGTTGTAGAGCTTATAGGTCGATGAATCGGGGTCGTTGGCCGCGATGATCGCCTGTCCGTTCTGCGTGACGCAATGAAGCCACTGAGGAACGCTCGCAGCACCGTTGGTTGCCACGACTGGCGCACACCACCTGCCCGTCGGTTCGTGAAAGGCGAATATCCGCGTCGTTGTGCCGACAAGGACGTACTGACCTCGCCCATCGTATCCGAGCCACGTAACCGTAGCCGTGTCGAGATCGCGGTGGATCGGCCCCGCAAAGGCAGTGTCCGGCTCCCCGTTGATACCGAGACGAACCAGACCTTTCGAACCGGTGAAGGCGTAGAGCCGCCCACCCGCTCCGAGAGTGCAGAGCTTTTGGTTCTCGATACCCAAGCCCGTCCAAAGCCGTTCGTAGGTGATAGCAGGGCTTCCGCCGACGTACCGAACGACGCCGAGCGAGTTGCGAGAGAATCGCCAGTAGATGCCGTGCGTTCCCGGTAGCAATGCCGTTGGCGGATCGTTCGTAAACAGATAATTGTCGGGCGGGAATGATTCAGGCCGAGAAGGATCCGAAACAGCGATAGCGTTACCTCGGAAGGTCGTCGTCGTATTTGCCCGCGAGATAGAATTATCGATCGCGTACTGCGTCACGTCGACCGTATCGCCCAAAGCGCCGTCAACGAACACTACGTCACCGAGAACGCCTCCGAAGATAGCGGCCGGCGGCGGATAGTCTCGCGTCGGAGCAAGGTCGGAGCCGACAATATCAGTGTCCTTCCATTCAAAGACGTATGTTCGGGTAACACCGGCTACCGCTCGCGTAAAGGTCGCGTTTTGCGTATTAGTCGAACCGTTCGCAGCGGCAAGAGTGATCTCCTGCTGTCCCGCACCGCCTGAGTCTGCCGCACCGACGTTGGTTATATAGGTCGTGACATCGCCAGATGATGTGTACTGCCAGCCGATATGCGCGGATGTGAGCGTTCCGTTGGCAACCTTGATGGTGGTTGAGTTCGTTGCCACTCGCGAGGCAGTGATAGCTTCGGCAATGACCGTTTCCGGTATCTCCTGAAGAAAGAAATGATTCCCGATCGCTCCTTCTCCATTCTTTGTAACGTCAACTTCCCAATAGTCCTGCCCGTTGACATCGACCGACGGGAACGTGACGGCGACGGACTGATTCGTCGTCGTGATGATATTCGAAACAAGCGACGCATTCGACCGCGCACCGGTCGCGGCCCGGACTCGAGCGATCTTCACCGAGACAACGCCGTTGTTCTTCCCCGAGTATCCCGACGGCGGTGTTACCGCGGAGATGATCGGAGCGGATGGCTGGGCAAGTCCGGCCTGATAGGTAGTTCCAAGACTTCCGGAAGTGACCTTTTTGATCTGCAGCGTCGTCGAAGCGTCCGCCGACGTGTCGACACCGTTCTTGAACAGCGACCCCGCCCCAATAAAAAACCACGCACCGAGTACGCGGAATATCGAGCCTACGCCTTCGGAGTCCGACCGGGAGCCAAGCCCGCCGTAATCATCCCCGACGTTCATCAGCACGCGCGAACCGGTCACGCCTCCGACGGCATTAAATCCGGTGAAAGGCTTCGTCCGTCCCGTCCCGTCGATCAGGATATTCTGCGAACCCTGCGCCATTTCGTTCAGAGCCTGATCAAAGCGCGGCGTTGAAGAATTGTATCCGCCGTTGAGCGTGAATTTAGCGAGCCTTCTCAACATAGAAATATTCGCGACAGGTCGTGCAGTAAATCAGATCTTTGCCGGGGAACTTCTCTTTAACGAATCGCGGAGCGAGCGTTACGTTTCCCTGCCGGACCGGTGAACAAACGCATTGAATAGGCTTGGCGTCGGCATAGGCTTGATATTCAGCCCGTTTTTCCTCGTTCCGAGTCAGTTCCGCGGCCTTCTGGAAATCACCGAGCAGATAGTACCCTTCTGCCATCCGGGTATATTCGAAATCGTCATCGGGATTCGATTCGAGGTTGTGAAGGGCAATGTCGATGGCTCGTTGAGCGTGAGACGTTCGCGTATCCATCACGGTAAGCCGCTGACGCTGTTCTTCCTGGTAGCGGCGTTCACGGTCTAACTCTTCCGCCGTCCGATTGGATAGGCGGGTGTTGATAGCGGTTTCTACGTCGAATTCTTCGGTCATTATTCGTAGTTGAGGCGTTCGCCATTCTGACGCTTTCGCCGTCTTAGTTGACCTGTTGCTCGGTTGTCCCGCTTTGCTCGGATTGCTACCGAGACGGTTTGCCCTTCTTCCAAGCCGTCGCTTACCAGTTCATGCATCGTGAAGGTCTTTCCTTCGACGACCTTGACGATCGGTCGAAGTTGGAACGTGTGAACGAGTCCGCAATCACAGCACGCGATCTTGTAATCTTGAAGGTCTGACGGGCTTAACCAATCAGACCATCCGGTTTCCGTGATCGATTCCTTTTTGTAGGATCTAGGCATCCCTTCTCGCCTCCATCGCCATCTGCGGCGGCGGCAGTTTCGCGACCGTTCCCATACCCGTCGCAAGGGCAAGCTGTTGCTGTCCGAAGGACATGTAGTAACCCGCCACCGGAAGCAGGTTGTCGCCTTCCTTGACGCTCAAACCGATGGATAATGCCGTCCAGATGTCCTCGTACTCGTCGGGAATAAGCGATGCGACCGTCGACCGCGAAATAAGCGGGTGGTACATCTGCGCGGCGTAGCCCGAAAACCGGATTCTGCCCTGCGAGATCGCGTAGTACGTTCCTATCGGCGAGTTCTGGACGTTGTGAGCGTTTGAACTGTAAAGGCTCGACACGTTCGACCGATAAGAATCGATCTCCTGAGCCGTCCGTGGCGTTCCGACAACGAATGATGCACCTGAATACGGCTGGATCTCGACTAGATCGCCTTCACCAGCCGTATCCGGCAACTCGCCGCCGTGAGTGAGAGCGGTCGGCGTACCTGAGACGTATAAGCCCCGGTGAACGTGGTTCGGGTTCGAGCAAATGGCGCGGGCGATCATCAAAGCACCTTCGCGGACAGCCTCAGAGATAGCCGTCGCGTTGCGGTGCTTGTTGTTCGTGTTGATGGTGGTGCCGAATGTACCCGCATCGCAGGCGTTCAGCACCTCAGTAACACGCTGTTTAACTGTTGTTTCGTCCGCTGCCATTTACGTTATTCCGCTGCCGGTTCTTCGGCGGGTGCTTCCTCGACCGCCGGCTCTTTGTAAAGATCGGCGACCATCTTCTCAGCCTCTTCAAGCCGGGCAACTTGCTTCTCGGTCGTCGAGGCTTCCTTAATGCGATCGACGACGCCTTTCAGGTGTTCAACCTTCGGCTCGACGAGAGCGATCATCGCCTTACCTTTCGCAAGGTCGGCCTCTGCTTTGGCGATAGATTCGTTCAACGCTTCAAGCCGCTCCTCACCGAACCCGACCGGAGCCTCCGCCACTTCTGCTGATTCTTCTTCTTTCTTCTTTGCCATAATTCCCCCTATCGAAATGCTCTATACCGTGATGGAACGCCGTGTTTTTGGACTTTTTTATTTCCCCACAACGTCCGCTGCCACTTCTCGAACCGCATCGTCCATATCCCGACCTGAGCGGTAAACTGACCTCGAAGCCTTTCCCTCCGGTCGGCCCACTCCGGATCGGCATTACGGATCTGATCAAGTGCGACCAGTGCCGCCTCGTACTTACAAAGTGTTATGAACAACTCCGGTAAATCCGCGGCGTCCGATATGTCCTCAAGCACGATGTCCGCCGTGTCCTCGTACCAGATGCGATACTGGCGGTTCTGAAGCGTGTTCACGTCGTCGCTGAATGCGATGTCGCGAAACCCGTTGTAAAACGCACAATACGTATCAAGCGAGCTCGTCTTGATGCCGTAGAGCGGTCCCAGGGATTCGAACGAAACAACCTCGACCGTCTTAGGCATCGGCTCGGGATATACGCCCGATTCTGCCAACGTCCGCCATTCAACTTTCGTCGGGACAAAGTTATCCAATGCTCCGACAAAGCCTGTCGTTCCCATCTCGCGGGCGGTAGGTATCACCCACGATCCGGCGGTCAGCGTGTGATTCCGACCGGATGTTTTGAGATCGACCATCCGGCCGCGAACAACATCCTTCACGAGTACGAGTAGATCGAGATACGGCAGATCGCCCTGAGACGGCCTGCCAAGTATTTGATAACTTTCGCGAAGGATGTTTTCAGCGAGGATGCTCATTGTTTATTCGCCGTGTGACGCGCAATAGTCCGAGTCCGGCTTTGCGTATGCCCCGCAAGGTTGGTCGGCCGCGTTTGTCCCCGCGCACTTCTTACGAGCAGCCGGGGCGGTTGCCATCGGTGATGCCGGAACCGGAACGGTATCAGGCCGCGGGCGAATGCCCAACTCGATCTCCTTTGCGATCAATTCCCGCTCTCGCAGGTCAAGTTCACGCTGTTTGAGTTCGATCGACTGCGGGCTTTCGCTCTGCACGAACTGCTGGACCGGAGCCTGCTGCTGCGGAGCCGTCTGATTTGTGATCAGCTTCGGCAACTCAAGCCCGAGTTCCTTCGAAAGATACTTATCGTGCGGATCCGGGACCCGCTTGCCTTCGCCGCCCGAGAAACGGTTGTTCATCGACTCGATCGTTACGTCGAGTTTTCTATGCGCTTCCGTAACCGCGAATTCAGCGGATGTCTTGACGAGAGAGAGAACCGCTTTCGCGACCGCCTTATCTTCGTCCGGCAGAGGCAGCAGGTCGACGATCTCTCCTTGATATGCCACTTCATATGGAGCGGTGGCTTCGATACGTGCCTCGGCATCGTCAAGGCCCGCTTCCATATCCTTCAGTAAGTATGGGAAGGGTTGAACCGTCTGGAAGATGTTGAACGCCCGGTCGGTGCTTAGGCCGGTCAGCGGAGTCAGAACGACGAAAGCCCAATACTGGTACGCCTGCTCGATCTCGGCCGCGCACTCCTTCGCGCTCTTTGGGCGCTGTCCGACCGGAGCGACGTTCTGACGGTTGAACGTCCCGCCCTCGCCATACTTCTTAACATCGATCTCCGTCACCTGCATATCGGAAAACGGGATCAATTCGCGGCACGGTATCAGCTTGTGATACGGGCTTGTGTCCGGTTGAACCTGGTGGTCGTTGCCGAGAGCGATGTCGTGATACGCCACATAGCCGTAGCGGATTGCTGAGTCGCTAACGGCTTCTGGATTTGCGATCTGTGGTACTGCTCGGATGCTCATAATGGTTTACATGAAGGTCCCGGTCGTATCTAGGCTGTAATCGTGTTTCGCCCAATATTCGGCCCGTCTTTCTTTCTCCTCTTTGTCTAGTTTTAGATCTCCCTGCCACATGGCACGGTCAAATTCTGCTTCTTCCTTCGCGATCCGGTCCGTTTCATTGCTTTCGTGCTTAGCAACGTTTGCCTCAAGTTCATCGAACGGCCTTTGCCGCTCTTTCCACATCGCCTGCACGACTTCGAGCAGGTCGTTGCCGACGGATCGGTATTTGTCCTCACGGTTCGCGACGACGAAAAGCACGTCATAGACGCCTTCTCGCGGGAACTCTCTCAGGATCGGCTTGATCTCGCCGGGAAGATAAGATTGCGTGAACCGCTGCGAGGCTTCGAGGGCTTCAGGTGAGGTCCAAACCTCAATGATCCATCGGAGCAATCCAAGTTGGTCGCGCTGTGTGACCGGTGCGATCATCGCGTTCGCCGGTGCTTCTTCGATGGTTTTGACCTGATGACGCTCGCCGTCGAGAACGTATTCGTACCCGACAAGATTCTGCGGTGACATCCCGCATAGATACTTCAGACGACCTTTTTCAGCCGCCTTTTCTGACTCGCAGGTTCCGCCCCAAACCAGACGTAGGTTCGGTTTACCGTGGCGGTTCATCCCACCGATACGGTTCAATGCTTCCTGAAACCAATGCGGAAACTCGGGAGCCCGATGGACTCTCCAAGTGCTGCGGTCGTTCGCCAAATATTCGTAGGTTTCTGACATTCTTTAGAAAAAAGGGCGGCGTTTTAGACCGCCCTTCACTTATCCGCTAGGGACTATGCACGCTTCGGCCGGCAATCTGCCGCTGCGAAGTTCAGATTCTTGATTCGAACCTGAGCATACGGAGCCTTGCAGAGCGGGTTGTAGCGCCAGTACACGCGGCCTTCTTTCGCGTCCTTGTAGACCGTGGACGATCCGAGGGACTGAATGAAGATGTTGCCGTCGTTATGTTTGTAGGTCTGACGCGGTGCGACTTCCTGGATCGACCAGTCAGCCATACGCAGGCCGTAAGCATCGGACGGAGCGCACCAGAACGACGTGTTGATCCGGCTACCGCCGGGCGTAACGTCCTTCATAATGAGGTCCATCTTGCCGTTACCCGCGACATTCGCGTTGAACTGAACGTTGCCGCTCGAACGTGCGAGAGCCTTCAGATAACGCTTCTGAGCCGGGTGCATGAACCATTCGAACTCCCAAGCCGGAGCGTCGTCGCCACGCAGGTTGCCCGAACGCTGTTCCGCTGCTTCGAGGATGTCGAAGTCGATCGACGCGCTCGCGGCGTCATAGACGAGCGAGTTAACACCCGGAGTCGAGGAACGGGTGAACCCGAGCCACGAACCGGAGTCGCCGACGTGGTACTTGAGCCCGAGGGGGGCAGCACCATACGATGACTTAAACACGAACACGTCGTCGTCGTCGTTCGCGATCGAACCGGCGGCGGCATCGACCGAAACTACGTCTGTCGAGCGGTTGACGCTCGAAACGACCATATCGCCTGAGCGATAGGCCGCACCGGAAACGTCATACGCATTCAACACCTGTCCCTTGCGTATGAAGTTCGAGCCATACGGATAGGTAACGCTGTTGAGAACGGTGATGTCGTTCGTGTTGGCGATGTCGATCTGTCCGACCACGCCGTCGCCCGAGCCGTACAAGAAGAATTCCTGCTTCTCGTCGAACGCTTCCGTCGTGTTCTTCACGATGCGGGTGAGCGTGTTCTGCAGCGTCTTGTTCGTCGCAAGATCTTCAACCGAGCCGGTGAAGTCGAACGATGCGAACTGGTTGCGGAACGTGATAACCGCACGATCTTCAACGAGGGCTCCGGCCGCCGGGAAGTTTCCGCCTTCCGCGATCGAACCGTAAGATTCGTTGTCCTGAAGCAGGATCACGAACTCGCGTCCGCGTCCGGTGATGTCCTCGGTCGTCGTCTCACGCTTGAAGCGCTTGAGCGTTTGATAATTGTTCGGGAATGAAGCCTGAATGCGAGCATCAAGTAGCTCTTTTACATGCTCATTCTGTTGGGTTGTTGAGTAAACCATTGTGAACTCCTAGAGTCTTGGTCAGCGGCCTGCGGCAAGCTCGCCCCATCCTTCTTTCGACTCCCAGGGGTCATCTGACTTCTGCAATCTCTCCTTCCAACCATCACCGGCGGCGGCGGCCGCACCATTCACAAGTTCCGGACGTGTCTGCGACAGTTGGCGCCGTAGGTCGGCGTTCTGTTTCAGCACGTTCATCACGGGTGCGAGGGCTTTGCCTAAGAACTCTTGGGCCGCGGTTCGGTGGAGAACGGTCAAAGTAGCCTTCTCCATCTGAGCCTTGTTTCGCAGGGCTTTGGCCTGAGTGCGAAGCTGAGCGGCTTGGTCGCCGGTCGCTCGCTTGGCTTCCGCTTCTGCTTTTGCGGCATCTTTGAAGTTCTGATCTACACGGGCAATGATCGTCTGTGCTTTCTCGCGGTCGCTGAACTCGGTCCCGACAAAGCGGTCGAAATCGCCGCTCTTGTTGAAATCGAACCGGGCGGTCACGAATTCCTTGATGGCCTTCACGTCCGGGGTGTCGTTTTCGCTCGGGTTGAGTCCGGCATCTTCGAATACTTTCGCGAGTGACTTCTTTTCGAGGTCGCCGCGGTACTCTCCGACCGACTGTTCGTACAGACTTTCCGTGTCCTGCTGGATCTGTTGGGTTTGAGCGTCTTTGATCGAACCAAGCTCGGTATTCAGCTTTTGCTCGAGTTCAGCGATCTTTTTCTCGCTGTCGGAAAGCTGCTGGTTCTTCGCTGCTTCATCTGATCGGTACGCCCGGATCGCTTGAACGAAGGCTTTATCCTCGCTCAGAAGTTCGTCATCCCTGGAAGCGTCTTTCCACGCATCGCCATAAGTCTCGGTGAGACTTTTTTCGATCTCGCTGAATGTGTCGCTTTCTGCCTGGGCCTGGGTGGGTGTGCTTAGCTTCGCTTTTACGTCCGCGACCGTGACCGTTTCGCCGAGAATTTGGGATAACCACTCATCGGGGAATGAAGAGACACTTTTCTCGACAGCGGTATTGACCAGACTGGTCGCTCTGTCGGGGTCTAGGGCGTAAAGGCGGTTGAATACGTCCTCGGTGGGAACGCTGGGATCGCGAAACGGGTCGATGATGTCGGCGACCGCCTTTTCACGCTGTCGTCGTGACAGCTTCGGCGGCTTCGACGGGTCGATGTCGGCGAGTGCTATTTCAGGCTCGTCGTCATCTTCCTTTTCTTCTTCTGGTTTCGCTTTCTCCTCGCCGGACTCCGGAGCAGGGGACTTGTCACCCTCTTTTTCGACGGCGGGCGTTGCTTCCTTGACTTCTTCTTCGACGGGAAATTCAGGAAAAGGCGTGTCCCAATCGACACCCGCTTCCTCGGTCTTTGCGACCTCGGGCGTAGCGTTTTCTGGGGTTGCCGTATCAACCACCGGAGCGGAGTCAGTCACGCTCTCGGTAGCTTCTACGGCTGTGCCTGTTGAAACATCCGTGTTTTCTTCAGCCATAACACAAATAAAAACGCCGCCTTCTGGCGATCTGGAATTAGCAGACCGTTTGAAAAGCGGCGTTACTTCGAAAAGTAAAAACCTATTTAATTTTTGTCGGGGCCGAAGCCCTTAGTGAGAGATATTAACACGAAACGTCTACGTGTCTACCTTCTTCGTCAACGTAACTTCAATATCCGAGACGACATTCCAGTAGTGGGCGAGTGCAAATTGTCGAGCCTCGTCAGACCTCGCCTGCCATATCGGATTGAAAGCGTATCCATACGCGAAATCGAAGTCTGCTGTGATCGGGTAATGATCGAGTTTATTCGCCTTTCTCCAGTCGGCGTTGTAGTACATGAACGAGACTTCCGAGATGGCGTTTTTGTGCGTTGGGTCTTGCCAGCACCGGATCGAGGTGTAGTACGGAGCAATAACGTGCATCTGTCCGCCTGGTTTGAGGATGCGGTGACACTCGTTCATAAAATCGATCAGACTCGGAACGTGTTCGATGAAGTGCAGACACTCGATCGCATCGACGCTATTATCCTTCCACGGCCATTTCGGTTTGAACAGGTCGAGAACGACGTCCGCTCCGGGCATAATATCGACGCCTGTGAAGCCTTCGATCCTATTCTGACCGCATCCGAGATTTAGCCTGATCGGCTCGGCTGATTGCTTTGCTTTTGCCATAACTACCACATTATCGAGTTCGCCTGGTCCCAATGCCCGACACGCACCCGAGAGTCGCACCCGAACCGGTATCCGTGCTTTGCCGCGTTCGCGAAGAACCAAAGGTCTTGCGTCCACGACTGAGCGCCGACACCGGGCTTGTACTCCTGTACGGTCTTAAACAGCGGCTTCTCGATCTTGTTATCGGTAAACATCGACATCCGCCACAAGTTGAAGCCCATCCCGAGGCCGTTGGCTTCCGTCACCGTGTCCGGCTTCGGTATCTGAGGAATGAAGTTCTTCGGGAATACGTTTGGATCGCCATAACACATCGGCTGCCCTTCGTCGCCCTTCACCCAATACAAACCGCCAACACAATCGTATTTCACGCCGTCGACCTTACCTTCGATCGACTCGTACAGTCGAAGCAGTCCATCCGGCGGCGGGCAGTTATCCTCCTCGATCGACAGGATGTACTTATACGATGCGAGGTCAGGATTCCCGAGGATCATATCGATTGCCGCACAGTACGCTTCTCCGACTTCCATTCCCTGAATGAACACAGGGCCGATGACCTTCTGATTCATAGGTCGGGCAAGATTCATCCACGATTGGACAACGGTTGCGGGAATGACGCCTCTGGTCGGGCAGATGATGATCGTTGAAAGGTCGCGGTAGGATCCGGCTTTGTTGAGCCGGGCGGCGGATGCGAGCAGGTCGCGGTTGTGATGGCCTCCCGTATCGGGAACGATTATTCGAGGCTCCATAAATTAAGGCTTCAGCACGAACCACGGAGCGAGCGGCTGACTTGCTCCTGTCCACCCCGCTTGCAGGTCTGACTGTCCGACGTTGGCGGGCATCCCTGCGGAGTTTGCCGTGTATCTTCCCCACATCGGTATCGGTCCGCGTGAATCGGCAACGGTCGTGGCGTTATCCGAGCCGGCTCCGAAAGAACCGACGGGCTGAGATGCTGACTGTCCGCCGAACAGCGAATAGTTCATCGAGGCGGTGTTACCGCCATTCGCGGAGAAGTTGAGCCCGAGTACGTAGTTTCCGGGCGTCAAGGCGGTCACACCGTTTTCCCAACCGGTGCCAACAAGATATCGAATACCGGAGAATGACGCTGTATTAGTGCCGGAGAACGCGTTCTGCAGCGATCCCATTCGAGCGATCGACGTTGAATTAACGTGCGAATAGATCGCAGCCTGCAAGGTGAAGGCGTTGGATCCGCTCGTCGACCGCGACACCTGCATTATCAGCGAGTTGTTGGTCAGGTTCCCTTTCAGGATGAACGGAACGAATATCGGGCGGGTGTTGATGGCTGTAACATTCGTCATCAAGCCCATTCCCTGCACGTCGTCAAGTTCGAAGTATTGTAGGTCGGGATTCTTGATCGATGCCGTAATCGTTGAGCCATTCAAGCCAAAGCTGACCGAGTTCGAGTTCGAAAAGACGATACTCCCGAGGCTCGCACTTGCACCGCCCGCTGAGATGGCTACCGGCGAAGGCGCTGCGGCCGCTGCCGAGATAACGATAGTATTTCCGCTTCCGCTGAGTGTGATGTTGTTCCCGCCGTCGAAGTAGAGACGGCTGCCACCCGCCGAGCTCGACGTGCCGGACGAGTTGCTGCCGATCTGCCAGCCCTGAGCGAACGATGCCGCGGCTCCGGTCCCGAGCGATAGGCTGTTTACCGATGTGAATTGAAAACTCTGAGTCGCCGCCGTCCCCAGGTAGTTCGACATTGCCGACGTGTGCTGGAAGCTAGCCGTTGCGCCGGTCCCGAGTAAGGATGCCGAGTTGACCGAGAAAACAAGCGAGTTGCTGCTGCCTGAGATCGTCAGCATATTCCCGCCCGAGAAGTACAGGCGAGAGCCTTGAGCGCTCGATGCTGTGCCGGCCGAGTTCCCCGTCAATCCCCATTCTTGGACGAATCGGCTGTTTGCGGACGTGAATTGTAACTGCGTATCGGCTGACGTGTGCCTAAAGCTCTGAGTTGCGGCAGATCCGAGCAAGTTCGAGTTCGCCGAGGTGAACTGCAATTGGCTATCCGCGCTCGTAAACCTTAACTGCGAATTCTGCGACGTGAACCGGAAGCTCGCGGTCGCCCCGGTGCCTAACGAAAGGCTATTGTCGGACGTAAATTGCAGGCTCGCCGTGGCTCCGGTTCCAAGAAAGTTTGAATTTGCGGATGTGAACTGAAGCTGTGAGTCCGCTGACGTGTATCTGAGTTGGCCGTTGTCGCTGGTGTGCCGAAATGACGCACTCGCACCCGTTCCGAGAAAGTTGCTGTTCGCCGATGTAAATTGAAGCTGGCTGTCGGCATTCGTCTGGCGAAAACCGGCTGACGCTCCCGAGCCGAGATAGTTCGACATTCCGGAAGTGAACTGGAGTTGCGAGTCGTTTGCGGTTGCCCGAAATAGAGCGGAGTTGGTCAGCCCGTTATGGCTCGCCGTGACCGTCGAGGCGTTAACTCCGAAGGTGATGCCGTTCGCGTTCTCGAATACGAGGTCAGCGCCGCCTCCCGTTCCGGGTTCACCCTGCGGTCCCTGTTCCCCTTGCTCGCCCTGAAGCCCGCGCTGGGCCGTGTTGATGATCGTAACCGTCGATTCCGTCTCAGTGACAACAACCTCAACCCCGCCCGGTTGCGTGACGGTGGTTTCGGTAGTGGGGATCTCTACGACTGTTACTGTGTCGGCCATTAGTCAGAAACGGTGATGTCGTGTTCGCCGTAGTTCTTTGCTGAAGAGCCGCTAACGACCTTGAGCCAGGCCCTGCCCGAGCCTTTCTTGATCGTGGCGGTCTGTGCGGGTGTTAGATCAACAGTCGCCTCGCCGTTCGTCGCGGGTGTCGATATTGTCGCGGGAAATTCGAATATCTTGCTTCCTTCTGGACCGATCCGAACGCAGAACGTGGCCGTGCATCCCGCAAGGCTCATCGGCGTATTACCGGGAAGCTCCTCGATCGCGAATGATGTTGAGTAGGAATAGCCTCGTTGGATCATTTCTTTTTCTGCTCCGGCTTCATCTTTGCCATCTTTTCCTCGTGGTCACGGGCTTTCTGAGCTTCATTCGCCTGAAACGTCCGTTCGGCCTCGGCCTGCTCAAGATCCACAACCTTTTCCACAGCCTTTGCTTCGGTTTCTTCCTGCCGCTTCTGAGCCTCGGCATCCATCTTCGCCTGCTCCTGCTGACCTTGAGCGTCAACCTGGGCCTGATTTGCGGCATTTTGCTGCTCCATCTGAGCATTCGCGGCCTGAGCCTGCATCTCCATTGCCGGAGCCTGAGCCTGCATCGTTTTGTTGAAATCGTCGTGCGACTTCGCGATCGCCGCGCCGTCGATCTCTTCCATTCGGAGCAGGATGGTAGCTTTCAGCAGATTCGAACTGTTCCGGCCTTCATCCGTCGCCCACCAGTCCTTGAGCGTGTCCGCAAGCACCGAGAGATTGTCCATCTTGAAACTGATCGGCATATTCGCCTGATTCAGTATCAATTCGGCAAGCATCCGGGTTGTCGGATCCTCAAGCTCGTAGTTGTCGAGGTCGCCGAGTTCGGGATCACTGATAACCGCATCGGACTGCTCTTTGCAGGCGTCGATAAAGACGTGGGCCATCGACTCGAAAGCGTCGTTTGCGACGAGTTTCTTCGGCACGTTGAACAGGTCCGCGGCGTGAGCGCTGATCTCGCTGTCGGGCGGTGCTTGGGTTTCCATAATGAACTTCGACCAGCCCATCAGTCCGGCTTGTTTCTGCGACGTCGACACCGGCATAAACGATTCCGGTACGACCTCGACGATCAACTCCTCACGCAGATCGCAGTTAAGGAACTCTTGAACGGCTTCTTCGTCGTACTCACCCTTGACCTTGTTCCACTGCTCGGGTGAGAGATATTTCTGATCGTTTTCGAGAAACTGATAAGCCTGTTCACGGTCCAAGCAATCGGCGCGAGTCTCGAGCATCGGATAGAATCGCCCGATCGTCATTTCCCGCCACATCTGCATACCGGCGGCCGTGTCTTGAACGGCTTTGAGGTCCGGCATACCGTTCTGAGTGCCGGAGAACGTACCCATCAGCATCTGCATCTCGCCGTCGATGCGTTCTTCCATCGCGTAAGCATCGGACGAAAGCGGAGAGGGCGGCAAGGCATCGACTGCGGATCCGACTATCTTGCCGCCGGGTGGCGAGCTTCGCAGGACGGCTCGTTCGGTCGGGTTCGCGGGTATCTGGTCGGGGTCGATGAACTGCGGATCAACAAACTCTTTCCTGAATGCGTCGTTGTAGATCGACTGCATGTGCAGGTTGCGAAGGTCGTTCTTTGTGTCCTGGTCGTCGAGGGCGGAGGATGTTCCCGCGCCGATCATCGAACCGATACGGGTCACGTATGGAGCGATCGTTAGCTTCGTGTTCTTGTCCTCGCCTTCAATGTCGAGGATGGTCTTGTCGTTGAACACGATAAGGACGCCATTCGGCCACGTTTTACCGAGCGGGACGTTAGCCGGAGCGACAACGCCGCGGCGAAGTTTAAGATCCTGCTTCGGAACGTAATTGGCGTACATCGGCGGGTCGAACCAGCAGAAATGCAATTCGCACTTCCCGGTCGCTTCGTCCGTACCCATCGCCCTTTCGGCAGGTGTTGCCGCCTCTCCGTAGGCTTTGTACGTCAATTCGGGCGATTTGACGCCTTCCTTGATCTTTACGTCCTTGTATTTGGCTTGGATCGTCTCGGTAAGAAAGGCTTGTTTCCAGATGACGAACGGCGTTTCGCGAACGGTCGTCGCGTGGAGATACCAGATAAAGCCGATCGGGTCGGCGGCTATCCAATCGGACTCTTTCGCGGCCACTTCGTCATACCCGACGATGGTTTTCATCGAGAAGTCGGGAGTCTTGATCTCCGCAATGCTGTCATTCCCGCATATCTCACACTTTGGTCCGGACATCGGAGCGTAGCATTCCGAGCAGGTGCTGACGCTTTCCCCGGCTGTCACCTTATCCCCGAGTTTCGGGGTCTTGTGCTTGTAATCGCAGTCTTTCGTGAAGGTATAGCGGATAGCAACGCCGGACAGGAGCAGGTTGAGATTTTCCTGCGTTTTCTTTGTTGAGTTGAAGGTCTTGCGCTTGTGGGCTTTGAATCGAAGGTCAGCGATCTTTGCGATCAATGTCCCGCGCCGGGATTCGCCTGAGACGTGCGAGAAGGACAACTGCGTCGTTCCCTTGCTCATTTCCGTCTGCGCGGTTTGAACGTGAGCCTGATACGTCGGAGCCGTGTACGAGATCTCGCCAACCTGTTTCGGATAGTCCTGCCATTGAAGTTGCGGGGTGACATCGCCGTACTGCCGGCCGTCAAAGTAGTTCCTTGCCCGGAGCATCTGACGCTTGATGTTGAGCCAATCCGATTCGTTTAGTTTCTCGCACTTTGACTTGAGGTTGCGGAGCCAATCGGCTGTATCGGTGTCGATGGAAAAGTCCGGCGCTTTTTCTGCCGTGATCTCTGGATTGGCTTCGGGTAAGGCGTCGTGCATCGTGAGTCGTAGACGTGTCTATGTGTAGACCATTTCAGTCAAAAAAACTTATTCCGCGTCGATCTCCGACTGCCGTATTATGCCTTTCGCCTTTTCCACGGTGTCCTGGGTTCTCGGGTTCACAATTTCTTCTGCGTGGATCGTAATGGCTGAGCCGTTATGCCCTTCCGCCCGAGCCTGCCGTTGGGCTCGCATCGCCACTCTCGGCGTACCATTGACGGCGTTCGGATCCTTCGGCTTTGACGGCTCCGTTTCGCGTCCCAGCGGGCTCAGATTGTTCCGGAATAAGGCTTTGTTCTGCCAGTCACGGAGTTCTTCACGTTGGACGACGATGATCTCGTTCTGCTTTTCAATCAGTTCCTTGCGGCCTTTCGATTGGGCGTAGAAGTACACCGCCGCGGACGCGGAAAGTATAACACAAAGAATTAGGGTGATTAGCAATAGTTCTATCATAGACAGCTAGATGTTGTGGTTACAGCTTCTCGGCCTCCACGATCGCGACTCGAACCGCATTCGTCCATCTTTCGCCGTCCTCGGCTGATGTGCTGTCGTGTCCGCGAGTCTTGAGCAGATTCAGCAGCCGCTCGTGCGACTCGGCGAGGGCTGTCAAATCCTCGGGACGAAAACCGCCTTCTAACTGCTCGTTTGGAGCTTGCCAGACGAAATAGCCGTTCTTAACCTCCGGTAACGCCTTGATCTGCTCGATTATGCTCACCTTCCCCTCCTCACCGCCACCCTCGGATAGCGGACGCTCTGTTTTGGTTTTACTAACGCCTGCTGCTGGATCATACGCTGCTGGATCGTGGCTAGCTGCTCCTGCTCGTTTGGAATTTCGATGATCTCTTCCCATGCGAGCCCTTTTTCGTGCAGGATCTCTTCAACCTTTTCCTCTTTCGTCAGTCCTTTCGCCGGCGGAGCGAATAGAGCGAGGATACCCTTATTCACGTCGCAATGGTCGTCCGCGATCTTCGACGGCTTCTGCTGAGTCTGCCCGCTTTCCGTGACCTTGACAGTCACATATTCCCACATCGGGACCTGTTCACGAAGCAACTTCATCCCGCTGTCGTCGCGGGCGATCTGCTTCTGGTCGTCGTCGACTACATAGAACAGGAACGGGCAGCCATTCTCTCCGGTGAACGGATTGTGCTTCTCAGGATCGATGCGGGACAGATGCCGCCACTGGGCTACGCCGTCCTCGGCTTTGTAATACTGAAATTTAGTGAACCGAAAGCCGTACTTCTCGTTCAGCGTCATCATTTCACCGGTCCGCTCATGCGACATCTGCCACGTTGTGACGTGTTCATCAGGCCACATATCGGCCTGGACGCTCATCGCCTGATCATCGATCGACGTTCCCATATACGACCGGGACCGATAGCAGAACACGAGACCGGGATAACGGCTGTTCATCGCGCTGGTGGCGAACCAATCCCATGCGGAATAGTGAGGATGCTGACCGGTCGAGTAGCCTACGTCCAGACCGGCTTTGCAGATCCAGTGCGGCGGGATGCGTCTCGCGCCGAATACAGCCTCAAACTCGCTCCACGAGATGATCTGATGATCTCCGAACTCGGGAATGACCTTACCGCTTTTGAACTGGTCGAATTCGTTCTGGTACTCGGCCTTGAACGTCTGCAGCCCGGAGTTGTCGAGAAAGCGTTGAGCCGTGTCGATGTTGAGTCCCGCCCACGAAGGTATACTCGAAGGCTTAATGCGGTGTCGCAGCTTCCCTGTCGCATCTGTGTAGGTTTCGATATCGAGTTGAGTGAAAGCGTTTGTGACACCGAACACGGTGCGCTCGGCCAAAGCGTCCGACTTGCCTCGAAACAGGCGTGTAGCGAATGAATGTTCGGTAATGAGGTTCTGCGCGAAGTCGATAATCAGCCGTTGCTTATCGAGTACCGGCAGGATCGAAGCGGTTACGAGCCGTTCTTTGTTCATCGACACCATCAGCGAATCGTTTACGTCGTCGATGTCGTCAAGGGCGATCTCGGTTGGGCGCTGATTACCTACACGGAGCCCGCGCATCTTGGCGGCTAATCCCTTTGCTCTAAGGATCCATCCGTTTTTACAGATGAACATTTCCTTGCGATCCGCCGTCGGCATCCCTTTCAGAGCGTCAGCCGTCTCGGTCATCGCCATTTCGGGATAGAACTCGAGCAACCTTGAATCGGGATGCTCGATCAGGATGCGGCAGTTTCCAAGATGCTCCTGAGCCTGGTCGTCGGTTTCCGACACCATCAGCGAGTATCCTGAGCCAAGGATCGCCCCGTACATTATCCGGGCGGCCTCGATCGTCGACGACTTGGCGAGTCCGCGTCCCCAAAACTCGAATATCGTCGCTTCCTTAGCTGTGACGTATATTCCGAGAGCCTGATAATGAGCGACTTTCTCTTCTTCCGTGCGGAAGTTATGCTTTCGGTCCTCTTCCTGCTGGCGTTTGTATCGCTGAAGAACGCTCCAACGCAGTTCCCAAAAGCCAATCTGGTCCTCGGAGAAGTCCGAGCCGAACCAGAACGGGAACAGTGTCATCAGCCAGACGAACGGGCCTTGTGCTTCAAGCTGGATGGTCTTAACGCTGCCGACACTCTGTCCCTCGGCCTGCATCTCTGCAACGGCCTGCTCCGACTCCATCTCGGCAAGGGCTTGTATCTCGGCTTCGGTCATTTGCCCGTCCAAGTCCCTCTCGCAATGTGGCCCGCCCGCTTCTGACGGCAATAATAACTGCACGCCACAGCAAGGTTTTGATTGACGCGGTTCTGTTGCTCATCGTCGCCTAGAAATGTCTTTTGGCATGTACTACAGGTTAAAATATGCCGTTTATTTGCCTGCCGTTGCTTTTTCTGAACCTCGCTGTAGTATTGTGTTCTACATTCAATCGTGCAGAACTTCTTGTGCATCTCGCCTGTAAGGAAAACCGTTTGGCACCCTTCACACACGGTTCTGATATTCCTTTCGGCCCGGCTTAGAGCTTGAGATTTCCGTAGGTGCTCTTTACCTTCAAGTCTTTGGGTGCCGTCACGGTGGAATTTTCGGTTTTTCACTAATGACCGGAGATGTTTCATATGCTCGGCAGACCAACCTTGATCTATCTTTGCCTGAGACAGTCGTTCTGAATACGCAGTGGGGATAACCCCAGTCGATGCGTTGAATCCCGCCATCTCCTTGAATTTCTTTTTTGGTATCCCGTGGCTCATATTCATATGCATACTTAAAGCCTTTCCAGACCACCCGCACCCCTCTATAAGACAAGTTAATTCATCACCCGTTAAGTATTCGTCGTAGCATTGAGGCAGGGCTAAACTTTCGGGGTTGGCGATAAACCGATCGAACCGATTAGCCATGTATTCTCTATAGCACCTTGCCCCACAGTATTTCCTATCACGCACTTCCGACGCCTTAACAGCCTTTACTGTGCCACAGTTCAGACAGACGATAGAAGGCTCTACGTTAGGGTCTAGTCCCGCTTTAATACGAGCCGCCCTTTGCTTGTTTTCTCCGTGTATACGCCGGCGACGCAGGAACTCATCGCTCCTTTGATAACACTTGAGCGTGCAATAGAGTTTTGAAGCATATCTCGAGGGGAACAAGTTTCCACATCCCTTGCAGATAATTGAATGCATATGTTATTTCCTGCGATTTCTCCGCTTATCCCTATCCATCGTCGTCAGATGCCACCAGGAGCATCGTGTGCATTCGTATTCGGTGTAAACCTTCCGGTACTGCTCAGCTAATCGCTTCTTCGCCTTCCGAGCATCGGAACGGGTGTCGTACCCGACCTTTCCGCACCGGCGAAATACGTGGAAGTGTTTTGCATCCTCTCAAAAGAATCGATTTACCCTTGCCATTGCCGCGGCCTGTTCCGGTTCGAGGAACTGATCCTTGAGATGTTTGACCTTGCTCTCGTTGTAGCCGTCGAGCCAGCCACGAATGATGTTGAGACGCCAGTTGAGTTTCTGCCGTTCGAGATCGGCGATCAGGTATTCGAGCCCGTGCGCGGGCTTCTGTTCGTCTACTGACATAGAAACCTCCGAAATCGCATATCTATCCATCCCCACAAACCGGAGATGCTGTTAATCGGTAAGGTTTCCCCTGAGACGAAATCGGTCCGGCGTTTTGATTCCCATGTGGCGAGGTTGAAGAAATGCCGGTCGAACCATTTGAAATATGCGACCAGTATCCGCGCCGTCAGTCCGTCCTTCATACAAACCCAGCCATCGCAATACGTGTAGGACGTGAATTGTCGATAGAGCTTTCGGAACCGCCATTGCCCGAACTCGTAGGCGCCGTCTGACTTCTTTCGAGCATCGCCGTACATGAACGGGGCTCCGATGATAACGAACGGACTCAAGCCAACCCATTTCGAGGTTGTACTACCGTCCGGGCGAAGGAAGTACAGGATTTGTGAAGGTTTCATAAAAACTTCCTCTTCTGGCCGAAGTCGATGTTGATGATTTTCGCGGAATGGGCTTTCAGCGCTTCGTCGAGCGATTTGCCGCGCTTCATCGCTTCCGCGACGGCGGGAAAGTCGATGGCGTATATCTCCCCTTCTGGTACAGCTTCGGATTGAACCAGCTTCGGCCTGCTCATCGCCTCGATCCGCTCAATAACGTCCGCGTTCGGACCGCCAAGTCGCTTGTCGTTGTGGTCGTGGATCATATTGCTACCGCTATTCCGATGATTGCCCGCACTCCGATCAGGACTAGGACAACGAACAGGACGTACTGCCATCGCTCGGGAATGTTATCGCCTTCAAACGACAATCCTACCGGATCCATCTCCCCGTTCATTGATCGATACGCATCGCTTAGCCGAACGACCGCATCGCACTCGTCAGGTTTAAGAGCGTCGGACAGCTTCGCGGTGAATAGCGACTTGCGTACCTGAGCGGCCCGCTCGGGTGAACCACTTTCTGGATAGTAGGCCAGATGCTCACGGATCAGATCTCGTGTGCCGCGGTTCTGCCGGCTCGATCTGTGCGCCGCTTCAGCGAGCCTTGCTTGGGCCGCGACGGTCTGTTCGAAGTCCGTCATCGGTAAAACCTCGGCGTCCCGCCCTGCACCTTCGGCGGTCCGGTCAATGCGATCGCTCGCTCGATCTCATTCCCGCACTTATCGCAGCGGGTCGGCCTGTCTCGGTCCTCGATACGGCGAAGTTCTGTCTGCTTACGCTCGCACTTCGGGCAGTTGAATTCGTACATTGGCATAGGGCTATTTATCAAAAGTCGCTACTTCCGCCTCGATCCATTCCTCTTCGCTCGCGCCCATCCCAATACGGGCAGTTTTCGAGGCACGGAAAATCTTTCGAGCGTCCTCGGGCTTGTATTTACCGATCAGGATCTCGGCGTACTTCAAGGCCCGGTCGACCGGAGCCTGGTTGCTTTGATTGATCGAGGTTGGCTGGTTGGTTTGGAGCCGGTGAACGTCGTACACGAGTTTTGTCGCTCCGACAACGTTTTTCAGGCTTTCGTTCTTGACGTTCTCACTCGAAAGCCGCCTGTCAATCTCCACCAAACCTTTCTCGGCCGCTGATGCCGCGATCTCGCTAAATCGCTTCTCGTAATTCTTGACTAGCGGCAGTATCGAGGCGGGCGGGGAGCTCACAAGATTCTTTACAGTTTTCGGCGCGACCTTGTATTTCTTAGCAATTTCAGCAGTAGTCCCTAAACCAACCCTGTTTTCAGCGATGATTCTCGCCTTTTTCGTTCTAGGGATTTTCGTCGTTCCGGCTGCGGGCATAAGAATCGTCTATCCGTCTACAAGTCTACACCTTCCGGCGCGAAAAGGGTGGGCCGGTCACGCCAGACGGGGTTGTTAGTTCTTCCGCTTGTTGATGGCCTCGACGATCGCGAGTCCGATCAGGCCAGCGAAGGAAACACAGAACAGGAAGAGTCCTGTCTGCTTATCAATGCCGTCCTGTGCAAATACGTTCTTTGCGACTACAACGCCAATACACAAAACGGCGGCCAATGCGGTAACGATGGTAAGGAGTATTTGCATGGGAAACATTGTACCTCGAACGTCAAGCGGCTAAGGCCACGGATAGATATACTGGCCGCACATACGATCGCAGGAATACAGCCAAAGGTGTCCGCATCCCCAAGAGGAATAGACGCAAGCAGTTTTCCAATCGTTACACACAACACTACTGCAATCCGGGGACAGTGATGTGTTCCAGGAGCTATTACATTCACAAGCCGGAACGAACGAGGCTTTCTGGAATGTGGCTTTGCTTAGATGCTTAGCAAAGTAGGATTTAACGACCTCCCGAGGGCGCGTTAACAGCGATGGATCTGCGGCAAATACCTTTCCAATCCGTTCGAATAGTTCGGCCGGCAGATAGGTCCGTTTCTCTCCGTCGGTGTAAAGACTAGGTTTGATAAGCGGGATGATCTCGTTGACCAGGTTCCTTTGTTCTGTTGTGATCCGAATGTCAGCGCGGACCTCGGCAAGATTAGCAAGGATCGCGGTGGATCTCTGCGCGGGCGTGGCTAAGCGGAACTGCTGCTTGACCGCGCTGATCTCCGGATCGCATTGTCCTAACGCGGTAAACGCGAAGGCCAGTAAAAGTAGGGGGATTGTGAACAATCTCATTTGAATTTATCTCCTATTTTGGTTTTGTATGAGAGCAAATTTCATATCGGGTGTTGTTATCCGCCCTGTTTTATGTCGTCATCATTTTGTCCCTGACGTTGCAGGGGTTGGGGTTAGTTAAAATCCTCGATAAATCGTCTGAGTTGGTTTTCAAGCATCTGGTTACGTCCGTCGATTCCTTTCAGGACTGGGATTATCTTCTCAGGCATCGGATCTGTCACTCGGTAATCTGTTTTGAGGATTCGGTGCTATTCACGCCGATAGCTTGCGTTTCCACTTCGAGACGAGTTTGCGGGCTTCGTCCTTGTTCCCTTTAGACAGCTTTACCACCTCGCGCATATTGGCGAGAGATAGTCGGGCTTGAACTTCTATCGGGTCGGTCATTGAATCAGCATCGGCATCAGAATCATCCGCACTTGTGAATCCGCGGCGACCACCTCTTCGTCACGGCCTTGCTCCGCGATCTTTCCGTCAAGCCATTCGACGGCCTTACTATTTGGAGCAAGGGCCGCGCACATATCCCGATACTCGCCCAGCGTTGCCGGACACTCATTTCCGTTTTCATCTTTTCTCATTTATCGTTTCTCCTATTCACTCTTTAGTGCAGCCTGTGCGATCTTTCCGCCGTCCTCTGCGAGAGCATTACGACCGGCATCGCCCCCGCTGTGGATCAGCCGACAAAGACGACCGTTCTCTGCGTAGAACTCCAACGCCCGCTTCGCTGTTTCGAGGTCGGATACGAGGCGAGCGTTTTGTTCCGCATAGTCTCGCCGTCCTTCGTCCACGCCTGATAGAAATATTCGGGCTTCATCGAAGTTCGATTTGTGGTTCCGGTGTCCACCCTCGAATACGTACAGGTCACACGAATGCTTGTGCCATCGAACCGTGATCTTCGAACCGATAGCCGCGAGCCACTTCTGCAAGTGGTCGAGCCGTGATACAGGCGTCGGGAATTTTAATCGTGCGGGTATTGCCTTGCTCATATCGTCCACCGCCTCTTGTCGCTCTCAGTCGCCATCCTTTGCCTCCTGTCGGGCCAGTTTGTGGGTCACGGTAAGAATCGCCTCACTAACGGTC